TTACTCCTGCAGGGATGGGAGGTCAGTGGCGGATTGGGATGCCGCTGGCAAAGGGAGCGAGTCCGGGATCGAGATTCGGATATTTGGCAGGAGATATTCTTGGGTGACGCTAGACGAAAGCCACCTTGGATAGATTGTGGTTTTCGGAGGGTTGGGGGTGAGCTTTTTCATTGGCTTATATCCTAGATTATGTAAAGGAACTGCCTTCACCACTTCCACATGGTGGGTGGCAGCTGTACGCGGGTGTGGAAGACCGAGAATCTAGGACCCGGCGCACCCGAAGGTGCCCCGCGTACAGCCGCCGTAATTTAACAGCAGACCCAGGAAAAGCGTCTGCTTTTTAATTTAGCGGCGCAACGCGCTAGATTTTCGTGAGGGCTTCCACACCCTGCCGCTGAATTTGCAGCGACGGAGAAAACTTAGCGCACGGGGTGATCGGGTGGATAGTCAGCGGGGAGCGACGCGTCTTGAGGGAAATTTCCGATGAGAGTGTCCGGCGATGGATTGGGCAGCGCAGCTATGAGCACAAGGAAAAATCTCGAAACGAATGAGCGCTCACGCCTTTCGCCCGAGCCGCAACATAGGCCACGCCAACGGGATGGGCTATAATCCGCCCACCAGCGCGATTTGAGGTCCAGCCCATGGGCAATGTCAGCCTTGAAACCAAAAAAGCCTATGCCGCCAGGACGCGTAGATCCAACTACGCGGCCAGCCTCCGTCTGGAAGGTTTCAAAACGACCTTCGCCGACGGCGAACGCAAAATGCCAACGCGTGAAGAGGTCTTGAAGGCCTTTACCCAGACCAGAACCTGATGGCTGACAAATATGGAGTCGGCGAGGACGCTTATTGCTATCCCGGCTCCACAGTCCTTCGCAACAAACTCGATATTCGAGACGAACCGACCCTAAGCGAAGCCGAACAACAGCTCTCGGCCATCGCAGCGGACAACGTCGAGTTCAGCCCTCCCCCCTACAGCCTGGCCTACCTCCAAAACATTCATCGAGTCCTCTTTTCAGACCTGTTCGAATGGGCCGGAGAGCTGCGCACCGTTGGCATGTCCAAACAAGCCACCCGCTTTTGCCAACCTGAGTACATGGAGAAGGAAGCCAATAAGATCATCGCCAAGATGGCCGCGGCAAACTGGTTCGAGGGCATGGAGCGGGCTGAGCTGATCGTCGCTGTGGCAGAGGCCTATTCCGACATCAACGTCGTACACCCCTTCCGCGAAGGCAACGGTCGTGCGCAACGCATCCTGTTTGAACACCTGATCATGAATGCCGGATTTGAAATCAGTTGGTGGGGGATAGAGAAGGACGAGTGGATCTACGCCAATATCGCGGCTTATAACGGCGTCATGGAGCCTATGGAGCAGGTTTTTGAGAAATGCATTGGGCAGGCGATTCAAGCTTGACCGTACGACGTTATTCCCCCCCGCCCAGCGTCTTACTGTTTATTTCGCCAAGTGATACAGTCACCGCCAATCAACATCTGCTGAAGCACTGAAAATGTACAGGACGAGATCTTTCCCACCCAACAAAAAAGGTCGCGACTTTGTGGTGGGCGACATTCACGGGCATTTCAAACTTCTAACAGCAGCCTTGAACAAACTAGACTTCAACACTGAGCTGGATCGCATCTTTTCCGTGGGAGACCTCATCGACCGAGGTCCCGACTCCATAGACATATTGAATTGGCTTGAGAAGCCGTGGTTCCATGCCGTGCGCGGCAATCATGAACAGATGCTTATTGACTGCATCTCCGGCCATGGGGACATACCCCGACATATCCGAAACGGTGGTGCCTGGCTCTACGAGTTACAACCCGACATTCAGCAAGAACTATCAAAAGCCCTGCAAGCACTTCCACTGATCATTGAGATCAATTTATCAAGTGATCAAACAATTGGAATAGTCCATGCCGAAGCTCCTGTCATCCGAAGTAACGATGGCTGGCAGGAAGCCAAAGACGCTATCACTGGAAGTTCTGGGGAGCCACACCAGCGGCACGCCTTGAGAACAGCGCTGTATGCAAGAGAGAAAATCGAGCAACAAGACCACACTTCCATCAAAGGAATAGACCGGCTCTATGTTGGGCACTCAACAGTACCCAGTGTTATACGCCTGGGCAACGTCGTTTATATCGACACAGGCTGCTCATTTTCCGATGGTGCGTTAAGCCTAGTTGATATCCAAACCGAAACAATCATTAGTATAAATATGAGCCAGTGAGACAAGGCATCGCCTCTACTCAGTTTTTCTTCGAGGCAAAATCGCTATCAGATGATAGGGGCCGAGGCTACCAGGGCGCGTAGCAGGCGATTGCGTTTGAGAAACCAAAGACTCTGCAGCCCTAACGACTCCGCAATCGATCACGCTCATAATTTAGAGAAGTTTCCTACGCACCAATTTCTTGCTGAATTTTTATAAGAAAGCTTATAGTTCCGGCGTTCATCAATGAGTCAAGGCTATGAATTTTTATCAAGAGAGCGATAAGAGTCGAGCGATTTGCAGTCACTGCGAAGGCTTGGTCCAGACGACATTTACCCGCAGAAACGTACCATTCGACGATGGTGTTGGTGAGGTAAATGGTGTTTTGGTTTCAGTGTGTGACGTATGTGATCAGGTTGTGGGGGTGCCCGAGCAGTCCATTCCTACAATCAAAGCAGCTAGAGAGGCTACAGTTGTATCCATCGAAACAAGGCACCTGCTCGTATTTTGATCGATTGGATCAAGCGATGCACATGATCCCAATACCCCAACAAGCTATTTCACTGTCCCACCGCTTTTCCGTCGCCCCCATGATGGATTGGGTATAGCTCTCCCCCAAAGCCCCAGCCAGACTGGTTAATTCGCTGAATCCTCCTCGCTTTGTAGCAATTTCTAAGCAACCTGTTATTTATCCGCAGTTCCGCAACGGATCGCGCCGATGCGGAGTACCCTCTTAAAATAAGCGATCACCCGCAAGCCCAGACGAGCTCGCCCGGCCCGGCCGATCCTGGGAATTGCAAGCCCACGCTGCTGATGGAATCGATGACCGCACAGATCAGGCCGGTCACGTGGGCTCGGACCTGCTGTAGGTAAGAGACATCAATAGGCGTGGCGAACATTTTCAGCGTTCTATCGACGAACAGTGGCACCGACTTGCCTTCGCCATCCGGCGCCTGCCAGGAACCGTGGCACAGCACGTTGCGTAACTGGGCGGCACATCGCAGGTCCCCGATCAATTGCTCGGGATTATGGACTGGCAAGTCATGGTGTTTTCGCAACGCATTGTCGTACGCAGTGATGAGTCTGCCGAGAGGATCGGACAAGGCCCGCTCAAGCTGCCCCAACCATTTGCCGTACGCTTGCTCCAGCTCCTCCTGAGGATACTTACGTGTGGCGGTCAGGGCGAAGATAGCCCGGCCCAGTACTTGCTCCAAGAAGCCATAGGTGGCAACGGTGCGACCCAACTGCTCCCAGAATTCGTCCGGGTGTCGGTGAGTAGGGTAGTCGGCCGGCAGTTTTTGTTGATCGATTCGGTAACGCTTTTGGATCATTGTTTTTTTCCTGCGTTGTTAGCCGATGTAGCCCTCGCCTTTCCCAGTTCGGACTGACCTGTGTTATACCGTCTCACACGCCGATTGTGCTGGTGTATCTGGCGGAATTTGGCGTTGGAGCCCGTATTTACTGGCTTTAAAGCCCGCTTCGGCGGACTTGCATAGATGCATAATGGGCATTGAATGGCATGGTTTGGCGTCCGGTTTGCCCCATTTTTGCCCCACGGGCTGATCAAAGGCTTGAGCCTGTGTTGCGTGCGCTACGACTCTGCTACGCAAGGTGGGGCCTGTTGGGGTACGGGATTCGCTTCGTTAGGCTGCCCTAAAGATTCTTAATTTATACATCGGATGGATCCGTCTAACCATACCCTGTTACCTCTCTCCTTTTGATACGCTAGCCCCTCCCACGTGCCAAGAACCAAGGAAAGGTAAATATCAATGCCTGCCAATAAAAAACACCATTATGTTCCTAGGCTATATCTCAAAAATTTTTCATCTAACGACAAGACTATAAATCTGTTTAACTTGAACAGAGATATTGTTATTTGTGGTGGAAAGCTAAAGTCACAATGTTATCGGGATTATCTTTATGGCATAGAAGACGGACTAGAAAAAGCGCTTGGCATCATTGAAGGCGAGGCCGCTAAACAATTTCGCGAAATTCGAAAAGAGTTAAAACCACCTAAATCTGAAAGCGCTGATTATGGAAATTTTCTAACATTCGTAATCTTTCAGCGCAATCGAACTCTTTATGCTGCTCGATCAATCAATGAAATGCTTGTATCGATAGCAAAAAAATACATTTCATATCGACCTGATGTTCCAGAAAATATCTTTGAGAAGATTTCTATTAACGTCAATGATCCGGTAATTCATGCACTGAAAGCTGCAAACCACTCTCTACATTTTGCGATGGACTTATCATGTAAATTGCTTCTCGCGAAAAAAGGTTCAGAATTTATAACATCTGATAATCCAGTGGTGTACTACAACCAGGCTCTGGAAGCATGCCACTCTCACCAGGGGATAGGTACAGCCTCTAAAGGGTTACAAATTTTCTTCCCGATCTCCCCAGAAATTTCGATTTTATTCTATGATGCAAGCGTCTATAAAGTTGGTGGCAGACGAGAACAGACGATCCAAGTTACCGAACAGCGCGACATGGATCAGATCAACACTCTAATGCTAGCAAATACCGAAGAAAATATTTATTTCCTTACCAGCGACAAGATAAATTTACGAGAAATAAAGCGAGGGAAAAAATTTCGTCTAGAAAACACCGGCATTCTCCATGCACTACCTGAAAAAAGGACCGAACAAGAACAATCCGATATACTCATACATCAAGGAATTCGGCCAAAAACTGGGCTTCAGCTTACTTTTCTGAAGGAGTTAACAGCCGCCAAAGAATTGAGAAATTTAATTAATAGCGGTCATCTTCGTCACCCTGGCTTGCTTCGTGACCCAGTATTGGTAACTTGGGATCAGCTATGGCAGGAGAGTGTTGAGGCCGGTAACAAACAGAATTTCTTTGAATTTATGGCCTCTCAGTGACAGGTGATCTCTGACTCGCTAGCAAACGGACCGCTTAAACCGACGCACACCATTTACACACATGAAACCTTCCAAAGCTGATCGAGCTTCGTTGTGTAGCTCTGACTCATCATTTCACGTCTCATCCCCCACTCCGGGTTGGTAGGTATGCTAGCTGACCGCAGCGTGCCCCTACCCCACCGCCCATTGATCTCATCCAGCACCGTCATCACGCGAGTTGCTTCGGCTGGTTGCGATGTAGCAAACAGATCATCGGTATATTCCCCGTGCTGGCACAGATTGAGTAACATCACCTCAGCCTTGCTGTACTTGAAGCCTGGCCGAAACACGCGGTCGAGCGCGTCCACTGCTGCCTTGGTCAGCAGCCGCACATCATCAGTGGGGTACGGCATGTCAATCAGCACACCATTGGCGTACTTCGCCTCCTCCGGGTTGAACATGCCGGTGCGGATGCTGACGCGGATCTTCTTGCACAGCGACTGCTGCGCCCTGAGCTTTTCCGAAGCACGCATCATGTAGGTAGCCACCGCTTCCTTGATGGGTGCCAAGTCTGTGAGCCGCTTCCCGAACATCCGACTACAGCAGATTTCCTGCTTCGGTGGGTCCGGCTCGTCCAGCTCCAGGCACGGCGTGCCGGCCAGCTCCCGGGCAGTCTTCTCGATCACCACGCTGAACTTCTTGCGTAGCGTCCACGGGTCGGCTTTCGCCAAGTCCATTGCGGTCTTGATGTCCATGGCGTCCAGGTGAAGTTTCATCTTGCGACCGACGCCCCAGACCTCGGACACGTCGGTGTTGCGCAGCACCCAGTCGCGCTTGAACGGGTCGCAAATGTCGACCACACCGCCCGTTTGCACCTGGAGCCGCTTGGCGGTGTGGTTCGCCAGTTTTGCCAGGGTTTTGGTATGAGCGATCCCTACCCCGACTGGGATGCCGGTGCAGCGCAGTACCTGGCTGCGGATCTTTCGCCCAAGGGCATCCCGGCCGTCGATGCCGGTGAGATCCGCGAAGGCTTCGTCGATGCTGTAAACCTCGACGGCAGGCACCATCGATTCAATGAGCGTCATCACGCGCTCGCTCATGTCCCCATAGAGCGCGTAATTCGACGAGAACGGGACGATGCCGTGTTTCTGCAGCTTGTGCTTAATCTGGAAATACGGCTCGCCCATCTTCACGTAAGGCTTGGCGTCGTAGCTGCGGGCGATCACACAGCCGTCGTTGTTGCTCAGTACCACGATGGGCACGCGGGCCAGGTCCGGACGGAACACTCTTTCGCAACTGGCGTAGAAGCTGTTGCAGTCGATCAGGGCGAAAACTGGTTGGGCTTTAGACATGGCTGCGCACGCTGCAGGTGATGACGCCCCAAATGACCAGCTCGTCGCCCTCGAGCACGTACCTCGGTGGATACTTTGGGTTCTCCGACAGGAGAATCACCTCCTTCCCACGAATGCACAGGCGTTTGCACACGGGCTCGTTGTTCAGCAGCGCCACGACGATGTGGCCGTGCGCAGGTTCCATCGCACGATCCACAACGGCTAGGTCCCCTTCAAAGATCCCAGCGCCTTGCATGCTCTCCCCGGCGATGGACACCAGGTAGACATGCGGGGCGCGAATGTTCAGAACCTCATCCAATGAGATGTGCGCTTCGATGTGGTCCGCCGCCGGGGACGGAAACCCGGCAGGCACTCGAAACGAACACAAGGGCAGCTTCAAGCCACCCTCGGCAATAGGGCCTAGAATTGAAAAGCTCATGACGCACCGACCCAAAAATACTGTACGAACATACAGTTAACTTTGTACAAGGTTCGCGGTCAATTTTGTATAGGAAAAATCTGACAGGCGGGACAGCTCATGTGCGGGAGATTCGTGCAGTACGAGGGGATGGCTGTGTTTATGGAGGAGCTAGGCCCTCAGCTGCCATTGTTCGGCGGATACGACGCAGAGCCGATCAGCCGGTACAACGTGGCTCCGACGACCCGTGTACAGATCCTACACAGCACAGAGGCTGGCATTCATATCACGCCTGTGAGGTGGGGTTGGGCGCCCTTTTGGGCGAAGGGGAAACGTCCGGATCCGATCAACGCCAGGATCGAGACCGTTACGACGGGAAAGTTTTTCAAACAGCTATGGCCGGCCGGGCGCGCACTGGTGCCCAGCGAGGGCTGGTATGAGTGGGTTAAAGCCCCGAATGATCCGAAGAAAAAACAACCCTATTTCATCCGGCTGAAAGATCAGAAGCCGATGTTCTTCGGGGCGCTCGCACAGGCCCGTCCAGGTCTAGACGAGCAAGACGGCGATGGCTTCGTAATCATTACCGCGTCATGCGACCAGGGCATGGTAGATATCCATGATCGCAGGCCGTTGGTGTTATCACCTGAGCAAGCGCGGGAGTGGCTTGACCCGGATCTCAGCCAAGGGCAAGCAGAGGAAATTGCCAGAGACCGTTCCCGGCCGGAAGCCGATTTCGAATGGTATGCCGTGGGGAAAGAGGTGGGGAACGTCAAAAACCAGGGAGCACAATTGTTGCTCCCCTGGAGTCCGGAAGAAAATTAAGCCTGACTACGCTGTTCCAGGAGACGGGCCGCTTCTGGAAAGCCCACCCATCGCGCATTTTGGTCCAATCCCCGCCCTGCCAGCAACACGCCGGCCCAGTGGTTGAGATCTACTTCTCCACGTGCCACCGCTGCCAGCAGTTGGGAGGGGAAAATGGTCAGGTATTTGTCCGGGGTTTCGGTTTCCATGGTTTTGGTCCTTCGTTTACGTGACCACAGTAACGCTCCAGCGTAATCACATAGCAAGCGGATCAGATCGAGCGCGACAACCATTAGAACAACCCTCCCAACGCCGCCGGCTCCCAGTTCATGATCACCAGTTCACCACTGACCTCGGCCTTGCCCTGACGTTGGTTCGTATTGCTATACCGAATGTCCAACGTCTCGAAGTGAAAGCCCTCGAACACACGCCGGATGTCCGGGTGATCGTTGATGCTGACCATGACCTTACCCTTGCAGCGACGCATAAAGTCAGCCATCCGCTCGTAATTCTCGAACGGGAAATCCACGCCATAACCAGCGGTCTGCCAGTACGGCGGGTCCATGTAGTGGAACGTATGAGCGCGATCGTAGCGCTCAGCACAATCAAGCCAGGGGAGGTTTTCGACGTAGGTGCCGGACAGTCGCTGCCACGCGGCCGAGAGGTTCTCCTCGATCCGCAGCAGGTTGATGGCCGGGCCAGTGGTCGCGGTGCCGAACGTCTGCCCGGTGACCTTGCCGGCAAAGGCATGATGCTGCAGGTAGAAGAACCGGGCGGCGCGCTGGATGTCGGTGAGGGTTTCGGGACGGGTCATTTTCTGCCATTCGAACACCTGGCGGGAGCTGAGCGCCCATTTGAACTGGCGCACGAACTCTTCCAGGTGGTTCTGCACGACGCGATAGAGCGTCACCAGGTCGCCGTTGATATCGTTCAGGACTTCAACCGGGGAGGCCTGGGGCCGCATGAAGTAAAGCGCGGCACCGCCGGCAAAGACTTCGACATAGCATTCGTGAGGCGGAAAAAGCGGGATGAGACGGTCGGCTAGGCGGCGCTTGCCGCCCATCCAAGGGATGATGGGAGAACTCATTGAAAGCAAGACCTTTACTGTATGGATAAACAGGTGCTAGGCTCGCCGCGCTTTGTGCACGGAGCAAAGAGCCTTGGCTGGACTTGCAGGGACAATCTGCGGGGACAGCGAACCGGGGCGGATGTTGACGCATCCCCCCGGTTCGCTCTTTTAACGAAATATACGGGTTACCAGAAACTAACTCTGAGTCAAACTATCATATAGATCATCAAACTCCATCATCGGAGCAAGACGAATTTCATTCATTCTCGACTGAGCTTTTATACTGCGAAGAGCTGAGTAAAAAGCAACGAATATTTTTTTAGAAGACCCAGGAAGTGCATCTTCAAAAACATTTGTCTCATGCGCAGATCCCAACATGAATCTTACTACCCCCCTAAAATCAATTCCTCCAGGCCTGGTTAAATACTCAAAATAATCAGCCTCCGCCCCTTGCGCCAACACTGCAACCGCTTCCACCGTAGAGCGACTTGAAATTAAAAACTCTATAGCCTGCCTAAGACTCATAGTTCTACCAAACCCATCGAAATATTTATTTAGTTCGCTTAATATCAACTCATCCTCAGGCTCATCAAAAAGTGCACGTCTATCAGCGAGCGACCTAGTCTCATTCAACCTTGTGAAGAACCTCAATATTAACTCGTCCGCCTTATCATTTAACTCAAGCTCTCTAAACAATCGAACCAAGCTTCCTAGCCTGTCCACGGTCAAAAAATCAATAAACGCTTCAATTGCCGCATCAAATTTTTGCAACAACTGATCTTGAGTCAAGCTATAGTCATAATGGTACGCAGCCCAAGCTGAGCTATATATCTGCTCAGCATGAGCAGCGCGCAACTTTATCTCAATAGCCGAAACAACGGCATCAAAATCTTCCTGATCCAGGTATCCCTTCAGAACAACATTGATCACTGCCACATCCAGCTTAGTTGTTTCTAAATAACCATATGCCTTTAGCGCTTCCCCCTGATCCACCAACGTCTTATATTCTTGCAGCAGCTCGGGAGAAGAATCTGGCAATGGCTGCCTGAACCAGCCATCAAACTTCAACAGTACCGCCAGCTTAGCAGGGCTTTGAGCCTCGCTATATCTTGCAAGGACCGCAAGCGGCAATACACAACGGATATCTGCAAGAATGTAGGGATTAGTAATAGGCACCTTATCTAAGACAAGATTAAAGAAGTATCTAATCTTATCGATCAATCTAACATTTCGAATATCAAGCTTCACTACCCTCTCAATTAAATCCTTCTCACTCTCACCGCCGCCTTTAAACACAAGCGCAGCGCACGCTCTACTGCTCGGTCGAAATTCCAGTTCAAAACTGAAAACCTTTTCACGATAGTCAGAAAGTTCTGAAGAGCTGGGGTAGTGTTCCTTCTCATTCAGAACAAGAATAATCTTACATCTTCGCTTTTCAACAAGAAATGATATTAGCCCTAGGACCTCAGCATCACTAAGCCCTTTCCCCTTTCGTTCAAAATCGTCAAAACATATGAGGACATCTTCAATAGCTGAAGATTGATAACTGTCAATTAACGGTCCGATACCTCTAAGCCCGGAGAGCAGCTTGGTGTTACGGCGCAAAAAACCAGATGTTTTTTGAAAGCGATCCTCCCAAGTTTTAGCCGAGCCTGACTCGCTTGCGTCCTGCTTAACAACCAAACCTTCGTAGACCGCTTGCTTCAAATCCTTTAGGCTGTTTAAACCAAAAAGCGACACATATGAATAATATGAATTATGGAATTTCTCCTTTTTTTCATTAATAACTTGATTCCATAAATGGGTCTTTCCGACCCCCCACTCCCCCTTCAAAATGATCGCATGATTCCTTTCGTTCACGCTGAAATCGATCAATGCTTCCTTTACGGTTTTATTCATACGTTCACAATAGGTCAGTGGCGAAGTTCTGAAATATAGCTCTGACATGCTTTCAACGCTATTAATCCGCTATCCCCCTCATCGGTGATGCTGACAATTCTTTGAGCATGCGCCGGGTCAAGTCGGGCGCGTGTGGCTCCATGAACCACGCCGCCGGCGCTGGTGGCGGCTGACACTGCACAGCCGTTGGCGGTATCGGTGGCGTCGAGTAGGACTGACAGCCGGACATCAGCAGTAGCGAGGCGATCACGCAGGCGATCCTGATCACGTTGGGCATCGGTTAGGGCTCGATAGTGGGTTTGGTCATTGGCGACCAGCCGCTGTTCCAGGGCCAGGCGCTTGTCCTGCTCGGCGCGCTGCAGCGCGGTCGAGGCCAGGGTGATTTGGTTGAGGGTTTCGGTGTGGAGCCGGGCTTGTTTTTCCAGCTGCTGACCGTATCGCCAGCTTTGGACCGTCCAGGCGATGGCCGCCGAAGCGGCGACCAAAGCGCACAGTAGAAGCCCGGCGACCAGCACACGGTATTGCAGCGGGATCAGGTCGACGAGACGCATAGCACCGCCCTCGCCCGTTCCCACAGTTGCAGGCGATCCTGCAGGCCGTTGAGCCCGCCGTTGATTTTCCGGGTGATCATTTCGAACTCATCACGATCAGCCAGCACGTTCAGTTCCCTGACCCACCAGAACCATGCAGCCGACTCGGCCGCCCATTGGGGCAGCTCGAGCAGTTCGGGCGTGCGCAACAGACGCTCGTCACTGAACAGCGCCAAGCTGCAGCGTAGGTAGTTGTGGGCACCGGTAATCTGGATCAAGCCGCGACCGCGATAGCGCTGGCCATCTCCGTCGGGCTCGGGCGTGTTGCCGAGTTTCGACGCCAGCGAACCGGTGTCGTATTTGCTGAGGTACTGATCGCCGCCCAGCTCCCGCACGTACTGCAGTTGGCCGGATTCATGCCCAACCTGGGCCAGGAATGCCGCCTGGCGCTTGGGCGTGTCGATCTGCCGGTGGGCCATGGCGGCGTTCAGGGCCGATACAAAAACGCCCGCTTGGCGGCGGGCGTTGGGCATGATGCGCTGTAGTTGCTGCTCAGTGAGTGGCATGGGGGCTCCAAAAAAAATCCCGCTCGATGGCGGGTTGCGGTTGTGTTTGAGGGTGGTGCTGAGTGCGCTTAAAGCTGGACGATCTTGACCGGCTTGGCTTCCTTCTTCTTTTTCTTACCCTTGGCGTTGGCCTTGCCCTTCTTGCCGCCGTTGCACTCGACGGTGGTGGTCCAGCCACTGGAGGTAAACAGCTGCTCCACCGCCTCAGCCAGGTATTCACCATCAAGCCCGGGCTTGATCCCCTGGACAATGATGGACCGTTCGGCAAACACATCAGTGCGCCCTGCCATTTCCAGACGGACCCCGGCACTGCTGCGATTGAAGGCGGCCAAGCGCGCCTTGGCGGCCTGCTCGGCGGCTGACTTGTTGGGGTAGATATGCCGGTCGGTATGGACCGCTGGCAGGCCGTTCGGCAGGTCATCGTTGTCCAGCTCGACCACCTTCAGGGCTCCGGACTTTTTGTCTTGGTGCTTGGTGCGTACGGCCTTTTGCGTATTGCGGTCGCCGAGACGGAATTGATAACGGCTCAGATCAGAGCGCCTCAGAACCACAGGGCTCAGGTTCTTGCCGCTCGCGGTCTGGCCGCCCTGCCGAGGCATGACCAACAGCTTGCCGTCTGCCAACTTGGCCGTGCAGTCATATTGTTTGGCAAGGCGGGTGATGAAGTTGTAATCCGACTCGTTGAGCTGGTCGACTCGAGGCACCTTGGTTTGCACCGGGCACACCGGCTGCCAACCATTGCGGGCTGCCACGTCGCGGACAATCTGCTGCAGGGGCACGTTTTCCCAAGACCCACTTCGCACGGTCTTGCCGCTGCCGCGCATGTCACTGGCTTTACCTCGAATCACCAACGTATCAGGCGGCCCCGACAACTCGATCTCGTCGACGGTGTAGCGCCCCAGACGGGTCAGGGCCTGGCCGGTATATCCCAGGTACACCTCGATACCCGCCCCACGCGAGGGCAGCGCAACTGCTTGATCACGATCATCGATCCGCAACTCAAAATCGTCCGACTCCATGCCGGGTTTGTCTGAGGTGCGCAGACTCAGTAGACGGTCATTAATCAGCGTGGTGATGTCCTTGCCGTCCGCGATGATGCGAAACGTAGGTTGCATGGTCGAACTCCAGAAATGTAAAAGCCCGCACTAGGCGGGCTCAGGTAATTAACGCTGGACGAGTACAGAAATGTTAGGGGATATCGATCAGGCTCAAGCGGTCTTCGTGGACATGCATGCAACTGCCGCAGACAGGACACGCGATAACATCCTGCTTGGGGTCGATATGCAAAGCCTTGGTGCAGGCAGGACAGTTGCCATGAGTCAACGTCTCGCGAAAACCAAAGGTCTTCCACAAAACAATGACCATCACTCCGAAGGCTAAAAACCAGCCTAATACTGGAATGAAAGCCAGAAGGACCGCACCAATGGTCCCAAAAAGGATCCAGTTAATACGGTGATTAAGTTCGCGCCACCAGGTCCGTTTTACCTTCCTTAGTTCCGTGTATCGCTCCATATGTCTTCCCTCGACAGTAAAAGTGGGGCAATGGTATCGGCCCACTCGACATCAGGCAATATGCCATCAATCCCACAACTGAACGTCCTCCAGCGTCTGCGCCGGCAGATCCGGCAGCACGATGATCACCCCAGCGCGAAACGGTTGAGGCTCATCGGCCAGGCCTTGATTGGCGGCAAGCACGGCCTCCACCGTGCCATTCAGATGGCCGTAGTAGTGATGACAGACGGTGTCCAACAGATCCCCGTCAGACGTTCTGCAGGTCGTCGCCATAGCTCACAAACTCCAGTGAAAAGGATTGCTTACGCGGAATGCCACCCGCGAGCAGGTTGCTTTGATCTTCCTCGATGTTGAGCAGGCACCAGGTGCCGAGCACTTCGCCGTAGCCGGTGGTCAGGTTCACCGGCTGCAGACGTCGCCCGATGGTGCGCAGGGTGTCCAGCTGTTTGAGCCCACCTTTGAAGCCCGGAAAAATCGCGCCCTTGAGGCTGATCTTGTCTTCTCCCTGTCCGACCGCCTGCTGGGCGATGCTGCGTGTCAGACGCTCCTGGCCTGCCCAGCGAAACGACGTCTGCCGACGTAGCTCCTCAAAAGCCGCCGTATCTAGGTTGAAATAGTACGGCTGCGCGTTCGGCTCCAGGGGCTGCATGATCAGCAGGTGCGGGAACGGCTTCACCGCCTCGGCCGCTGGTGTCAGCTGCGGGGCAAATGAACCCGTGGGCATGATGTTGCTCAGCGAGGGGCTCACCTGGCCGGCGATGCGATTGATCGCGGCCCCCGCCTTGCCTGCCTGTTCCTTGAGCGAACCCAGCCGCTCTTGGACTTGGCCGGCGGCGGTGACGGCTTGGTTGTACTTCGCCGCCACCTGGCCCACGGTGGACTGCGCCGCGTTGATTGCCCGCATGGTCCGTTGCACCTTGGCGCCGATGGCAGGCCCGATGAAGGGCACCCCCTCCAGCTCCGAGGCGGCGCCCGTCATGTCGCTGATTGCACCGTTGAGCGGGCCCAGCATGCCGTCGAGACTGGTACGGCCAGCCTCACCCGCTGCAAGCAGTGATTTGAACACCGATTGCAGTTGCTCCATGTAGGCCATGGCACCTCCTTAAACGTGAGGGGAATCGAACAGCTGACTCGACGCCTGGCGGGCGGCCACGTCCCGGGAGAAGGACTCCATCAACTGGCGCAGATGCGGCTCCAGATCCCGGGCCAACTGCGCCGGGTCTTTTACATCGCCTTGCACGGTGATGGACACTTGCGGCGAAAAGCTGAAAGCCTGCTCAACCTTGGGTGGCACCGGCGGAGTTGGCTCCGCTGGTTTGGCAACTTCGGGAGGCTTGGCCTCTTCGGCCTTACCATCACTGCCAAACCAGGACTTACCCAAGAAGCCGCCGATACTTTCGCCACCCAGGCCACCCAAAGCGGCACCAATTAAGCCCCCGATTGCAGTACCGATGACCGGCACCACCGAACCAATAGCGGCACCTGCTGCGCCGCCGGCCAGTGCGCCCGCCAAACCACCAGCGGCACCGCCATAACCCTCGGCTTTTTCGTCTTGGGTCGTGGCGTTGAGCGCGGTATCCAAGACCCCCACCCCTGCATCAAGTACGTTACCGCCGGGGATACGTTTGGTGGCTCGGGTGACGCCCCTGATCGACTGAACCGCACGGCCGAGCGAGCCACCGGACGCTGCCTCCGCCGCAGCAGCCATAGGCGCAGCAGCCAACAGCCCCACCTTTGGCATGACAGACATAGCGGCAGGGGGTGACACGGCCGGAGGACTGGGCACCCGGGCGGTTAATCGCCGACGCGGGGTGGTCCCAATACCGGTACGGCGACCTCGTCGGCCACGCTGACGCCTGCCGGAACCGCCGCCAGGATCTGCACCTGGACCAGAACCAGCCCGGCCTATTGCATCAGCGTTGACGACAAACACACGTTGCGGCTCATTGCTGCTCCCTGCTGCAGGATCGTTGCCGGCCCCCATCAACTTACCGATGACTCCCAGCCCCTTATCCACCGTCTTGATACCGGTTTTAGGAGCCTTGGCGACGGCGTTACCCAGGGCGCCCGCGCCTCGTTCCATCGCCCGGCCGCGACTGATGTTGTACAGACCCTTGCCGATCTTGACCGCGCTGGCGGCGGTCTTGAGTGCCAGCAGGCCGGCGGTGATGCCAGCGATCCCAAGCACCACCGGTTGCGAGCCATCCGAAAGCTTGGTCAGCCCACGCACAATTGAAGTCAGGCCCTGGGCGACCGCGTCGGTCGCCGGGCGGATGGCGTCCCCCACGCTGCGCATGCCATCGCTAACCGCCTGGCCCAGCTCGTCCCACATCTGTTTCGACGTTTCGCGCCGCTCGGCCAGGTTCTTATCGAGGATCCCGCCAGAGGACTGCGAATCCTTTTTCAACTGCTCGTACAGCGACTTGTTTTGCGAGTAGGCCGTGAGCGCTGCCTTGACCTGCATGTCGGCGAACAGGTCACCGGTACGCAGGGATTTCTCCAGCGCATCGAGCGCCGCCTTGGCCTTCTCCGGATCCGTCTCCTTGCTGATCTTGGCCTGGGCCTCGGCCATCTTCGCGGCTTTCGCCGGGTCGGTGGCCTGGATGTATTTCATCGCCAGGGCGAAGCTGGATTCCAGGGTCGACATGCCCTTCTGAATGCCAGTGTTCAGGGAGCCTTGATAGTCAATGCCGGCGTCCTTGTACGCCTTGACCACGTCGCCCGAACCAATTTTTTCCATCCAGTTCTTGAGATTGTTGGCCGCTTCGTCCGAGCCGCCGGCCGTTTTCATCTGGACTTGAAGCATGGCGCCCAAGGAGCTGACCGCTTCCATGCCGGTGCTACCGTTTTTCTCCATGCTCGCCAGCAGTTGAGGGAACCACCGGGCCATGTCGCTGGCCTCGAAGCTCCCCGCCTGTCCCTGATAGGCGATGGCCTCCAGGGCCTGCTGCATCTCCTTCGGGTCGTTGATCTTGGCGTTCTGCTGCAGCGCCATGATCATGCTGGCCGTGTCGACGCCGGATGCGCCCTGGCCGATGGCAAACTTCGCGGCCGTCGGTGCGTAGGCCATGGCCTGCTTAAGGTCCATACCTGCACCGACCAGCTGATTCACCAGGTCCGCCACGTCGTTACGGGCCATACCCGTATCGCGAGAGGTCTGGATTACTGTCTGACTGAGCTGTGTTTCTTGCGGCTTGTTGACCACATCCGCCTTGATCGCGATGTCACGGATGATCGCCTGATAATCCGCGCTGACCTTGGTCGGAATCGCCGCCAGGCCTGTGGCTACAACACCCTGACCAATGCTCGACGTGAGTCCTTTCTTGCCGGCATCGAGCTGCTGGTGACCTTTGAGCTGCAGATCGGCGGCCTTAGCTGCACGGCCGAGGCGCTGGTACTCCTGCCCCAGCCTACCCACCTCCACGCCCTGCTTGCGCAGGGCATCAAGGTTGCCGTTGAGTTTGCGCAACAGGCCATCGGCCGAAGCAGCGCCGCTGTCGTGCGCCCGCTTCCATTCATCACGCAGGCGGATGGTTTCGCCAATGGTGCTCTTGAGCACCTTGGCCTTGTTGCCTTTGTCCTCCAGCTTTTTGATGTGGCCTTCGACCGTGCGGAAGGCAGACGCCATCGTCGAACTGACGGCGCCGCCAATCACCAGCGATAACGCCAGTTTGCTAGCCATCGTCTACCCCTTGTTTCAGTCTGAGAGCCACCAGACCATGTCGGAGAACGGCATGGCGAGAATTTCAGCGGCGGAAAAATTCAGCTCGGTGGCTAGACGCTTAGCCAGTTGCTTCTGCACCTTGGGGTTGAAGTTCATCTTCTCGCACCAGGCGAAAATAGCCGGCCTGTATGCGGTTGAAGTCCTTCAGCGTCAAGCCATCCAGATCCTTGGTACCGACTTCGGCCAGGGAGGCGAACAAGTTCAGATCTTGTTGTTCCTCATCATTGGGCGCTGTTTGGCGGGCAATGCGAAGGTCACGCACGGTCGGTGTCCGGAGGCTCAGCGTATCGACACGCACGCCGTTGGCTTCAGATGGCACAGTCAGTTTCACGGTGACGCGGTCAGCGGCCAGGGTCATCCAGCTTGGGATTGCAGTGCTGCTCATAAAGGTGTGTCCTTAAACAGAGGAACCGCCGCCCGGGCGACTCGCCAGGCGGGGTATCAAGAAGAGTTAGAGGCCCAATGCGGAACGCTGGGCGGCAAGTTGATCAACGCCATTGATGACGCGGCGCATGCCGATGGGGTCGATCTCGTAGACGGTTCGACCGTCCACTTCGAGCTTGTAGTACGTCAGCCCGATGGAGTGCTTGATCTCGGCCTTGTCGCCCGGTTTCCAGTCGCCCATGTCGACCTCTTTCAGCGTGCCGCGCAGGGTGACGATGACCGGCGTGACTTTGCCTTTGAGACCTTTGTAGGCCCCTCGGAACGTACCGTTAAACGCCGTGCCGTCGGCCAAGCCGAAGAACTTCAACGACTCACGGCGTACGCCAGTGGTAGTAAAGTTCGCTTCCTGTTTTTCCATACCCATGTCCAGCTCGACCGGCGCATCCATGCCGCCGCCACGATGCTCTTCCATCTTGAGCGTGAGCTTGGGGAGCGTCAGGCTCGGCACATCGCCCTGGAAGCTGACGCCGTCGGCGAACAAGTTCAGGTTCGCCAGGGTTTCGGGAATCATTGCCATTGGGGTCGCTCCTTAAGCGGCGGTGTCGAGGACTTCGGTCAGCCATTGGTTGGTGACCTCTACGCGGAAGTTGGGGTTTTCTGCCGGCGGAACGTCGGTGAAGCGGATGTTCCAATACACCTTGCCCTGCTCCAGCTGGCTGGCCGTGTTCAGCTCCGGGTCGGCATACACCTCGAAGTTGATGATTGCGCCTTGGGCTTTCAGGTCACGCATGAACGCCTGCAGACCTTCGGTCACATCCTTGATGTATGTCGCTGTGATGGAGCGGTCGACCGCCCATTTGTGGCCGTAGAGGATCGCGTCCATGACGATGTCCATCGTCCGTACGCGAGTGACGAACGCCCACTTCGGATCGCTCGACAGCGTGCGGTTGCCCCACAGGCGGAAGCCGTCATCACGGATGATCGTGGTGATGTTGGCGTTGTTGAGCAGGTTGGCTCGGCAGGTTTCGTCACCGTCCAGGAATTCAATGGGCCGCGTGGTGCCAGTGATGCCGACAAATTCTTTGTTCGAGGGCGAAGCCCAGAAGCCGTATTCGCTATCGGTCCAGGCGAACAAGCCCGCCACCCAGGCCGAGCCCGGCGCGTCGACCGTGGCGTCCGCCGTGGTGTCCCAATACTGCACGCCGGGATCAACCAGGTACGCCCGCTTGGCACCGAAGTTCTCAGCGTAGGCCATCACCGCCTCATCGGTGGTGTTTGGACCGTCGAGGATGGCGAGCCCTCGCAACTTGTCGGCCAGCGCGACCAGGGCAGTACCGACAGCCGGTGTCGCACTGTGCTTGGGAGTGACCAACAGCCGCGGCTGCGCGTTGAACCGGCTCTTGCCGTCCAGCAGCGCCTGCAGGCCGGTACGCTTACCGTTGGCCTGCACGCCACCGATGATTGCCGAGGTTTGCTCGGCGGGATTCTCCAGCACGGCCACACCGCAGGCCACGATCACTGCCTTGGCTCGGGTGTAAATGGCTTTGCAGGCTTTGGTCATTGCCGAGTCGGGCCCGAAGGCGGCCACCGCTTCGCGTTCGTTGGTGATCATCACCAGGTCATTCGGCTGCGCGCTGTAGGCCGGCGCAGGCACGAAGGTGTCAACGAGTCCGATGATCGAGGACGACGGCAACGCAATGACACGAGCACCGGTATCAACGTTCGTGACGGTCACGCCATGAAAGAAGCTCATAGATTCTCCAGATACGAAAAAGCCCCGCAATGCGGGGCCTTGTTTGTGGTGAAGCGGAAAAGAAAACGCCCCTTCGGTGCGGGGCGTTTATTGGGTTTGTTCAGCGATCCAGGGCGGTGCAACGGGACGGTATTGGCTGTCAGGGAAGTGCTCGGACTGAGGCCAGTCTCGAAGCGCCAACCGATACCCCAGCAGTTCGGCAAACTGTTCCGTTGTCAGCGTGGTCTCTTGAGCCAGATCCTGCTCATCGCGATGGCGGGTGACCAGCCACTCTGTGGATTGCAGCTCAGTGTTGCGCCACATCCGCTCAGCGTCGGCCTGTTCGGAGTCATTGATGACCGGAGGTACGAATTCGCCATCCGATACAAGCCAATCTGGCTTCACATCCGCAGGGCATGCTACCCACGACAGATCAGGATGGAAGCGCTCCGTAGGATCAACATCCGTCGTTTCGAGGACGACGCCTTCTTGAATCAATGCCCACATGACCTGTCCTCAGTAAGTTATTAATACTTGGCCGTCCACGCCAGGTTGTGATCGGGTCTTTAGGCGCCCACCGCCACCCATACCTGGTTGAGTCAGGATCGAGGTATCCAGCGCCGCAAAAGCACTTTCACCGCCGCCGCCCGGGCCGCCCCAGTTCGTGTTGCCGCCTGAGCTGCGCACGGGCGGGAATCCCATGCCAAGCGAAGCATTGAAGTCTCCACCCGAGCCCACACCTCCGAGAGCGCCACCATTCATCACCCCACCACGACCACCTGTGGCCGAGCAGAAGGAACCGAATGACGACGTGCCACCAGGAAGTCCAGCTTCGCCCTCCGTGGAAACGAAGGCCCCACCCGCCCCGACTGTCACCGTGATGATGCTCCCGGGCACGACAGTACAGAGTCGATTGCTTATTCCTCCGCCACCGCCACCCCCTGGCCCAGTGGTAGAAGATCCATCGCCACCGAACGCTCCGCTCCCGCCACCGCCGCGCACCTCAACGTAGACCTTCGAAACATTCGCCGGAACCGTCCACTGATATACGCCCGCACTTTTGTAGAAGACTTTTGCGCGATATGGCAAATGGGTGGTTTGGCCTAGCTCACTCCAATACGGCTGTGTTCCCGCTGCAGTCTTGTGCCCGATATAAACCCGCGTTGGTCCGTTCGCCGTGTTGTTGAGGATCGCCAGAAACGTCTTGTACCCGGCAGAGATGTATCCACCGCTGACAAGCACCGTCATTGAAGTGCCGCCTTGTGTACCGGCATCTGGCGGCCCACCAATAGCCGCATTCGGATGCTCCAGCGTGAACGCTCGGTAGAGGCCAGGCTTGATGTCAGCCGAAAAATCCGCGATTAAAGGAATTTTCGCAGCGTCCGCCCCAAGCCCGAAAACATCCAGGATTGAACGCACCCCACCGTTGAAAGCGGAAGACAATGCGTCCGGTATTGAGCCGTTTTCGGCGTACCAGGTGATGCCGGCACCGGTCGATAAAGTGATGGTGTCCAACGTCTTAAGCACGAGCTGATTCGCGGCGATGCCCGCTACATAATCGGTACCCTGCAGAATGATTGTCGCGGTCCCGGTCGACACGTTCACCAGCGTGATGGTGCCACCGTTGAATCCTGTACTCGCCTTCGGCAAGGTGATATTGACCGGGTTCGCGGAGTTAATAATGAAGCACTTCCCGAACGCATCGGCCGTCAGCACAGTGCTGACGTCCAGGCCGCCTATACCTGAATGGTTGCCAAGGGCTCGCTGTACAAACGCAGTATTCGCGAGCAATTGACTGTTGTTGCTGAGCGGCGCAGTCGGCGCCGTTGGGCTTCCAAGGAAGGCTGGGGAGTTGATGGTTGCAAACCCCTGAGTGATGTTCTGAAAAGCCAGCGACGTAGTGCCCAGAACAATTGCCCCATCCGTTACCAACTGCCAGCGAGTGTCAGCCAGCGTAGCGCCTTGCTCGACGGACAAGATCATCGCCGAGGTGACTTCAGCACTGCTATCGGCATCCGGCGCACGCTGCCAAGCCGCTACGCCGACAATGTAGATGCCGTTGTCCTTGGGGGCAGCTTGATTCTTCACCAGCACCCGGTCGCCTGCGAGCAGGCTAATGCCGTCAACGGTCTGGAGTCCAGTCAACGCGATGTTGGCGGTAGTTGCCGCACGCACTGACTGCTTGTTGTCGAGCTTGTATATCTCCTCAAGAATCCGCCGCTCGACGTATTCCCGTGTTGCCAGCACCACCGACGGGTCAATTTTCAACGTGATGTTGCCCGTGCTGCTGACGATGAAGTTCATCCGCACCACCTGAGTCCGGCCGGAACCCTGCGACATGATGGGCTTAAAACTCGGCGGGCAGTTCGCGACCGCCACCAGATCCCCGTCAGCGTCATACAGACCGATTTCACGAATCCAGAATCCACCCTCATCGGCCGGAATCACCTGCTCAGCGACAATCACCGCCGGGTTGACGGGGTCAATAAAAAGCTGGTTCAGCGGTCGCCGTCGCCATTCGTTGATCAACGACGTTTGGGCCGCGCTTGGAACCGGGTCGGTGCCGTTGGCGTCACCCACGCCCATATCGGTAAGTTTCCACGGAACGCCAAGGGCATCGGCGTTTGCCTGTTTCGCCGCTCCCACGTTCGTGAGAATCGCGAAAAATTGCGAGGTCTGATCAATCATTAGTAAACGTCCAAGATGTCTATGGTGTGTTCGCGCCCTACCACGCCGAAGGACCCGGTGACTTCAATGTCACGCATGGTCGGCGGGTACACGTCGATTTCGTCGCCCTCATAAAGGGCAACACCAATGTTTAGGTTTCCTCGGGTTTCGAGACTGATCGCCAATCCGGTCATGTGGCGACTGACCGGCCTGGCGTCATCGATCAGCCACGTCAGTTCCTGATAGGTCTCTTCGCTGATGCCTTCATCGGAAACACCGATCTTCAAGGCAAACGTTCCAGGAACGCCCTTGGGCTCGGTCCGGAACCACTCGACTACCTCAATGAGGTAGCCGAACGGCTCCACCACCCGGCGCAAGGCGCCGATGGTGCCCTTATGGGCATGGACGTAGAACGAAGAGCGGATGACCGAACGCTTGACCTCTTCGGGCCACGCCTCGTCCCAGCGGTCCACGGACCAGGCCCAAGCCAGTTGATAGAGCAGATGCGCCGGGCAGGTGTCCGGGTTGTATAAGGTTCGAAGCGGTATCTCAGTTGTTTCGTCGATAGCCGCTTCAATTGCCCGTTCGAGCTGGGTGCTGTTGAGGGGAAGCAGACTTTTCATTTGCCACCCCGCTTTATGGTGAACCCCGTGCACCACGCCGCCTGGGCCTTGGTTGGTCGGATATCCACCCATCCTGGGATCTCGACCCGGGCCACACCGCTGACGTGGATCTGTGCGTCAATCGCCGAACGGGCCACCTCAACGCCTAAGCGGCGCCGGGGGTTGATCCAGGCCTGCAACCGCGCATTGCACTCGGCAAGCGCTGCCTCGTTTTCCGGGCCAGTACCGGCCATGTACACCACGGCGTCGATTCGATAGGGCAGGATCTCGGCGCCCTGAACTGTCAGCCGATCAGCAACAGGCCGCCGATCCTCATCGTTGAGGTAAGTGTCCACTCCGGCCAACAGCTCGGGGCTGGCCGTACCATCGCCTTCCAGGGACAGTACCGTCACGACCACCTCGGCCGGCGCCGGGCTTTCGGCCGTGGCATCGGCCACCAGGCCCGAGGCGTTACGGGCATGCAGGATGTAGCTATTCCGTGGCCCAGCAGTTGTTAACCCTTCGTACCTCAGCTGGATACGCTCGCGCAGTGCGTCGTAGCTTTCCAGCACCGCCGCCACTGGCGGCACGGCGGTCAAGTCCTCAGCCTGAATGACCAGGCGTTCAAGGTTCACGTTGGCGGCCAACTGCACCAGGTCAGCACCCGTGGCATGAGCCAGGAACAGCGCCTTGGCCGCGTCGTTGACCCTGGCCCGGTTCTGCATGCGCCGATAGGCCCCCAACTCCAGCAGCTTGGTTACCGGATCGCTTTCAAGGGAAGCGGTCCAGTTATCGCCCATGTAGTCGCGAAACGTTGCCAGCTCGTCCTGATACAACTCTTCAAAATCCAGACTCTCCAGCACCTGTGGCGCCGGCAACGCCGAAAGGTCGATAGTGCTCATGCGTTCACCTCCAGCACCACGCCATCGCCAATGTTAGAGCCCGTCAGTTGCAAGGTGATCTGTCCATCCACCACTGCAACGACCCGGACACGCTCAAGCTTCAAACGGGGCTCCCAACGCCCGAGGGCGCGAGCAACCTCAGCCTGCACCGCGCTTTTCCAGCCCTCGTTAACTGGCAGGTCGACATAGCGACGCAGTTGGCTGCCGTACTCTGGGCGCATGCGGCGGCTGCCGACAGGCGTGCTCAGAATGTCCTCGATGGACTGCCGCAAATGCGCCTGCCCGGACAGCGGCTGCCCCGTGCGACGGTCCACTCCGATCATGGAATTACTCCGTCAGCAGTTGCATATCCGGGTGCGCCTTGAGAAAGGCGTATTGATCATCGCCGCAGGCCGTGACATGGCTGGCGATGACCGGCAAGGTGCTGCCGTCTGGCATGATCAGCGTGCGTGAGGTGTACCGGGTGTCGCGGAACACTCGTGCCGGTCCGATGGGCGCTGGCGACTCGGTTTGGACAGGCTCAGGCAACGCCGCGTCGGCAGTTGTCCGCCCGGTCTCTGTTCGCGTTTTGCTCATATGGGTTGCTCCAGAAATGCGAAAGCCCGCACGTGGCGGGCTGTGGATAAATGTCGGAGTCAGTGTTTGTGGTTCGGCGTGTTGCCACTAGTGTCGATGATTTTTCCGCCGCCGTTGATATCGCCCGTGACCTGTAACGGGCCGTTGATCAGCACATTGCCGGTCAGGGTGATATCGCCTGCCGTGGCGTTGATCTCGTTGTCCGTTACGACCACTTCGGTCCCGCCGACCTTGATGGTCACGGTACCGCTTGGCACGGTGATGCTGTAGGTGCCGGCCTGCCAGTCATAGACCAGCGAGCCACCATCATCGAAACGCCAAACCTCGACATGGTCGCGGTTGTCCGGAGGTGCCCCGGCATCGCCATACAGACCCGGGATAAATGTGCCCTGCGCCACATCGCCGCTGGCACTTACCAGAGTTCCCTGCTCGCCCATGCTGGGCGCTCGCCAATGACGGGCTTTGCCGGCGGCGATGCTATGCCAACGCACCCAGGCACTGACCCAGTCCCCATCCGACACCCGACATGCGGGCGGCGAAGCGGTCAGGTCCAGCGCGACCACATAACAATCCTTGACCAGGCTGGCCAGCATGCGGTCATGCTGCGCACTGGGGTAGCTCATGCCATTTCCTCCGGTGGCTGGTAGTTACCTTCGCTGCCAGGCCCCGTGTCAGGGCTGAAGCCCCAGAGCAAGGTACCTGGGGGCTGATTCGGCCACGGCCACTCCTCTTCACCGAGGTAAATAGTTTGTGTCCATTCAACGACCCAGACCGCATAACCATCCAACTCGGGGCGGGTCCAGTCTTGGGCGGCCCGAACAAACTCGGCGGGTTCAACCTCCAGCCCCCATGTCTGGATACGCAACAGCACGGCCATTTGTGCGGCGGCGAATGCCGCTTTCTGCTGACACTCGGCATCCTCACCGCCAACGATGAAGCGCACCTCCAAACGCGCAACCAGCGCCGTCTCCCCTGTTCCGGGATCTCGGCCGGGCTCCAGCTCGACCAACTCGATCACCGCAGCAGGCAAGTCGATGTGATCGGCCATATAGGGCATGGTCCGCACGCAGGCCAATCCTGGGATCGCTTGACCGATATGAGCCTCAACGGCCTGATACAAAAACTCAAGATTGAAGTCAGACACGGGCAGATCCTCGCAGATACTTCTGCAGTTCAAAGTTCAGTTCCTGCTCCAGGATCTCAAGCAGGCGCTGGTGAGCCCGGTTGGTCCATGACTCGAAGTGCGGCCGGACGTCCTCAAGGGATATCTTGGCCTTGGCAAGTGGAAAACGGCTGTCGTTCTCCGAGATCCAGCCTGAGCTAGCCCCACCACCGCCAGATACCTCACTGTCGGGATAGTCGCTGGCCTTGAAGTGCTTGCTCGCGGTTCGAATCCAGATGTCGGGCCGGCCGCCGTAGACCTTTTTGAAAAACGCTCCTTCATATCGACGGCCTGCTACCGAAACACCCGACCGTGATTGTCGTGGTCGACCCGCACGGCTGGCCTCAATCGCATTGATGCCGAACCACAGCTTGCCTTGCCCGTTACCGGAAAGCGGGTAGGCCCGCAGGCGCTGCCGGACGGCAGACACCGCGATGCGTTCCTGCCGGCTGACGGTGCGGGCAATGTGGGTTCGCAACCACCGTAGTGTCTTGTTGATGGCCCGGCGCTGTGCAGCTAAGGAAGCCTTGGGCACCAGCGCAGCGAAGTCGGCAAACGCTTTCAGATCCGACCGATCAGCCTGCAGCGTGATCATGCCACTGCTGGCTGACTGCTTGACATAGCTGCCGACGCTCATGGGGATTTCCTCAGCACCAGAGTCACCAAGCCATCGCCGCCGGGCTCCGGCCTGACGACGATGTAGTTACCGCCGCCGTCATGCGCCGGCAGGTCGACCACGACCGCTTGCCGCTCATTGACGCCCTCGGCGTCCGCCACGCGGATGACCAGGTGCGGCTCGCGAAGGCCGGTGTTAATCCGGCCGAGTTTGGGTTGCAACCAGGGAGCGGAGAACATGCCCAGGACTTGGCGACCTTCGATCAGCGCCGGATCGCCGAGGACATCGAATACCGTGTTGTCCAGGTCATCGACCAGCTCGCGAAAGCTCATGGTTAGAGTTCCAGCAGGATCTGCGCACGGGGCCGTGTGCACAGGTGCAGCGGGTTGGATTGCGCTTCGCCGGCCACACCCTTGTTGAACGGCAACGGCTCCAACTTGCTGTAGTACGGAATACCCTGGGTATTGACCGTTTCCATGTAGTCAGCCGGAGCGAATACCGAGATGTACAGGTCCGGCACGCCTTCAGGGACCAGCAGCGCCTTGTCGTCGTGGACGAAGGCCACGCCGGCCACCTTGCCACGGTAGCGCTCCCAGACGATGCCGCCGAACTCGAAACTCTCCCGAGCGTCACCGCGCAGTGCCGCCGCTTGTTGAGTGGCGATGTAGGTTTCCTTGACCGACTTGTGAACGATCAGCTTGTTCCAGAAATTCTTACCGCAGAAAGCGCGGGAGCCGGTACTGGTGACACTACCCAGCGCGTCCTCCTGCATGTCCAGGGCCTCACCGCACATGACGCGCAGTTCGGTGCTCGGGTCGTTCAGCCCCATGGGCAGCTTTTGTCGCGACACTCCGAAAGCAGCGTAGAGATCCAGCAGTGTTGTCGAACCGTCGGCATCCAGTATCTGGCCGTTGAGTGCGCCCATGCGCTGGAATTCGTGTGTGGCATCCAACTGGCGGCGCGCTTTTGCCAGCCGGGTGTTGACCACGTCCTGTACCGCTTGCAACTCAGTGCGCGTACCGAACGCCCGGATGCCCTGGATCTCGTCGGCCTTGATGGTGAAGCGTTCCGGCAGGTGCACGGTGTTGAAAGGAATCATCTTGCGTTTGCTGGCACCGACGACCAGACCCGAAGTACCGCGCTCACCTGCCGGCACCAGCGCCAGGGTGTCGCCGTCTTTCTCGATTTGCACCGTCAGGGTAGCAACGCCCTCTTCTTGAAACAGGCCGAGGCTGCTGATGCGGCCTGGCAGATAAGGTTGTTCATTGATTGCTGCGGTGAGCGCCGGTACGGCAAACGCTTCGTCGTCAAAAATGGCGATATCGGCCATGGTCATACTCCAGAAATGAAAAAGCCCGCACAGGGCGGGCTTGTAGAAAATGTTTAGTGGTGCCTATCCCTGACGTAGCACCCGAATTGCGCTGGCAATCCCTTCGGCATTCAGATCAAGCGTATTTAGGGCTGTAGTGACACTTTCTGCAGCGTCCGTTGAGCCTCGCTGGGCGACCCATCTGGCGAGTTCTTCTAGGGCGGCAGCAATGCTGTTCTGATTGATCGTCAGCAGCTCCAGGGCATTTGCCATGGTTTCGTTGTGTTCTGACATGCCGAGTCATCCTCTATGGATTTGCATTAATGCTAGTCCACCGTGAGTCCGATTGAGCAGATTAGCCGTTTCAGCGCACGATCAAGAAATGCGCGGCCAGGGCTTTTTCAGCATCCGGGTCGAGGCCGGTCAGATGGACTTCACTCACCTCCGCCAGACGCACCACGGCACGGGCTCGACGTACCACGTCGGATTCGCCAAGCGGGCCGAAGAGGATCGCCACGGCAGTTTGCGTGCCGTCTTCGGCTGTCGGGTCGTAAGGGGCGAACTCGCCAGAGGCGGTGATCAGCCCGAGTACCTGCCCTGGGTTCAGGGCTGGTCCTGCCGCGACGTTGATCGATTCACGCGAGATGTTTCCGGCACCCTCGGACAGGAGGAATTCACCGGCGTGCATCGGTTCCAGTTTGATGGTCATGGTCTTGCTCCTTTCGAGGTATTAGCGCTACCTGACTGCGCCGCCTGACGGGCTGCCCAGATAGAGGTGGGGTCGGGTTGTTTGGCCTGGACCTTCGGGGCCGGATCTGCGTTGAGCGGTAGGCTGTTGTCGATCTCGAAGCCTTTGCCGCTACCCACCAGTTTGTCGAACAGACGCGCTCGAACCGAGGCGGCATCCAAACCGGCCGCGACGTACTCCGCGCTGAACTCAGGCAGTCGTGCGGCAACGCACAAATCGTTTACGGCTTTGGCACGGGCCAAGCCCGCCAGGACGATGGCCTCGCTTTCCAGCTTGGTCGAGTTGAGCAGCGGCTCAATCAGGTTGCTGATGCCGTCCGCCGTACAACGCTGGGTAATCATCAGAGCCAGCTTGGCCGAGTTCGCCACAGGAGGCTCCAGGGGCGGATCAGTAGGTTGGGGCTCCAGCTCGATATCCGGCTCCGGAGGCTCGTCCAGTTGGGCAAGCAATTCAGCCGGCGCATGCTGGTAACGCTGCAGCACCGCGCCCTGCCCCAGGCACGCCTTGACCTTCACCCCGTCGCCCACCTCATCGGCCAGCCCCAGGGCCACCGCTTCGTTGGCAGTCAGCCAGGTTTCAGCCGCCACCAGGCGCCGAAGCTCGGCTTCGTCGATGTCCGGCGCCTTGGCCTTGTAGGCCGCGATGATGGCCTCCATGGTTTGATCCAGGACGTCGGCCACCTTGCGGAAGTCTTCGGCGTCCCCTGCAGCGTAGGTCCATGGGTTGTGGATCATCAGCATGGCGTTGGAGGCTATGACCACACGGTGCGCTCCGCAGACCGCGACACTGGCCGCGCTGGCTGCCAGGGCATCGACACGGCCAGTGCAACGCTCGCCCAGGCGGGACAACGCGTTGTGCATCGCCAGACCGTCGAACAAGTCGCCGCCGATGCTGTTGAATGCCGCGATAACCGGCGAGACACCGTCATCCATTGCGCGCAGATCCTGCACGAACTGATTGGCGGTGATGCCCCAGGTGCCGATCTCGCCGTACACGAACACCTCGATAACCCGCTCTTCGGCTTCGCCGTTCTCCTGCATGGCGTACCAGGTCTTGTCCTGGACGTTCACCCGCTGGCCGGCTCTGTTGTAAATGCGCGGAAGCGCTGGTTTGCTCATGGTTGCTCCTTGTCGTCAGTAACCTCGACGGCTTCGTGCGTGTTGTAGTTGAGGCCCAGCGCTTGGGCCCTTGCGTTGTCGGCAGCGTTTTCCGCGTCGACGGTTTCGGCGTCGTAACCGGTGCGGGTGACCATTTCGCTGCGTGAGGCGAAGCCGGCTTGTACTTCCATACGGCGGGCCTGCACATCCTGGACGGGCTGGATGTAGGCCCAGCCTTGCGGCACCCAGCGTGTACGCAGGTATTCGCGGCGCCGTTTGGCGTAGTCGTCCAGCACCAAGGCACCGGACAGGACCGCCATATCCATCCAGGCGGCACGGATCGGGCGGCAGAGCTGGTGCACATAAACGCCGAACTGAAGCTGTTCCAGGCGGCGCCGGAACTCGTTCAACACGACGCGCAACGCCCGGTCATTCACTTCACGCATGTCACCGGTGAGGATCTCGTATGGCGTGCCGGTGCCCGCAGCTGCGGCCATCAGTTGTTGGCGCATGAAGTCGGGGTAGTTGTTGCCTGCGTCCGGCGGCTTGGAGAACTCAACCTCTTCGCCGGGCCCCAGCTCCTGCATGGTGCCGGGCTCCAGCGCGACCATGGGCGTGAAGCCGTCACGGTCAAAGCTCAGCGGCTCACCGGTGACGGGATCCCTTGGCACGGGGCCAGAGTCCGGCGCCGGGCGGCTGATGAAGCCTGCGAAGAGATTTGCTACTTCCTGCCTGAACAGCACCGCGTCGTCATAGTTATCCAGGCTACGCAGGCGCTTGAGTACGGGAGACAGGCGCGGTACACCGCGCAATTGCCCCGGCTCCACCGGTTCGAAGATGTGCAGCACCTGCGATGCCGGTACCCGTACCAACTGGTTGTAACCAGCGTTCAGCGATACGCCGTCGCGGGGGTGCGACAGGTACATCCAGTAGGCCACCCGCTTGCCCTCCGGATTGAACTCGATGCCAGCACGAATGGCGTTGCCAGCGCGCGTGGTCTCGAATTTGTCGTGGGGCACGAACTCCGGCGCGAGGACCTGCACCTGGAGTGGCACCGCCAGCCCCTCGTCCAGGCGGCGTGGTCGTAAGCGGACAAAGCATTCGCCGGAAGTCTCGACGGTGCGAGCGACCAGCGCCTGCTGCCCATAGAAGTCGGTGTGCTCATCGGCATCCGACTCGTCCACCCAGTCATCCCATAGCAGCTGCAGCAACTTGCGAAGCGCGTTGTCTTCGGTGTTCGGCCTGGGCGTGATGCCCGTGCCGATCAAGTTACTGACGCGTTTGTCGATGACGTTGAAGGCATACGGGTCGTTGCGTACCGCCGCCCGCGACCGGCCGCGCAGGTTGCGCAGTGCCGGTGTGTTGATGCTGTTGATTCCGTTGTCGGGCGCATCCCAGCCAGTGGATCGGCGACCCTCTCCGGCGCCTTCGTAACTGGCCTTGATGTTCGACGGCAACAAGAATCCGCTACGGCTGAGCGTCGGATAGTGTCGGGCCATCAGACTCCTTTGCCTCCGTGATAAAGCCGGACTACGCGGGAGCGCGGCCCGGCCGCGTTGACCAGAGAGGTGCGGATCTCATCGCGGGCCTTGATCAGCTCGTCGACGGTTCGGTACTCCACGGTGCGGTCGGTGTAGCGCACGACTTTCTCACCGCGTGCGATGGCCGCCTCAACCGCGTCGAGGTGCTTCTGTGTAAAGGACATATCAGCGTCTCTTCAGATAGCCGCTGGTGGAGCTGCGGCGTTGAGGGGATGGTGCAGCGGGTCGTGGTTGAGCCGCTTGAGCGACAGGTTGTGGTGCGGGTTGGGGCATGGCCGCCGGAACAGGCTGAGTGACTCGTTCGCCCTGCACGGGCTTGATCCCCAGCGCGTCATCGAACAACCCAGACTGCGCCAGGGCCTGACGGACCCGCTCCCAGTCGTGCTCCTTGTAGCGGTTGATGCCCAGGTAATGCGCCATGGCAAGGCAGTACACCATCAGGTCGAGGGCTTCGTTGCGCTCGGCCTTGCCCTTGACCCATTCGATGCGCTTGTGGCCCCGCACATACCGGGCGACCTTACGTTCGGCCACGCACTGTGCGAAGAAGTCGTCCGGTAGGTCACTGGCAAAGTGCAACGCGCCCGGGCCGGACTCGAACGGGTAGCGGTTGTAGATCCAGTCTTTCGCCGTGTCGGTACCAACAAACCACAGCTCGGCACCGTTGCGTTCGGTCTGGCCTTTCCAGGTCACGTCCACCATGGATGGCCGCTGTGCAATCACGGGCTTGCCGGGCTTGCTCGCGCCCTTGATGGCGAACACGTTTCGCCAGCGGCGCACGCGGCAGAACTGATAGACCTCGTCAGTGTGATGGCCGCCGGAGTCGACAGCCGTCGCCAGAATGCCCAGGCCGACACCGCAGGGATGCCGGTATTTGGCCTTGAGCAATTCGTCCAGCGCCGCCCAGGTGCGGTCGTCTGCCGGGTCGCCTGCGACAATCTGGTAGTCAATGACCCAGCGCTCCATGCCGACGCCCCACCCCATCGCCATGAACTCCAGGCGGTTGGCCTGGACGTCGACGGCTCCGGTGAGCATGAGCACGCCGGCCGGCATTGAGCCGAGGGTGAAGTTTTCCAGGCGTGCCCGGTGCTTCAGGGTATCGGCCTTGGTTTGCTCCTGGGCGCTGTCCCATACCTTCGCCAAACGGGTGTTGTAGAACACCTGCATCGGTTCAAGGTCGCCCTTGGCCTGGGCTTTTTTGGCCTTTTCGAACTGCTTGGCGAGGGACTTCCAGTCCATCCAGCCGAGCGGTGAATACAAGGCGTTGAGGGTGAACCCCACCGTCTCGCCGTCACCCTCGGCATGGGCGCGCCATTCGCCTTTGGCGAGCATCTCGGCCTTGTGGTACTCCTCGATCAGCACGTCACAATCAGGGCCCGCGCACTGGTAGTGCACCACGCTGAAGTCCCGCGAGTAGTGCAGGCGTTCCCATTCCAGGGTCTGCATGTGGCCGCAGGTGGGGCACGGCACGTAGTAGTGCCGCTGGTCGCTGCCCTCGAACAAGTCCGAGATCCGCGAGGCGCCCTTGATGGTCGGGGAACTGGAGAAGTAGAACTTCGCATTGCGACCGAACGTACTGCCCCGCGTTTCCGCCAGCTCGATGGGGTCACCCTCCTCGCCGATGTCCACTTCCCAACGGTCGATCTCATCGCCGTAAACGTAGCGCGCCGACAGCTCCGAAAGGTTGGCCGCAGAGCCGGCTGTGGTGACGTACAGCGACCCGCCTTCGAACTCCTTGGTGTCCATGGTGTTGCGTGAGTCTCGCGAGCGGCTGGAGGCCACCCGTTCGCGCAGGACCGGCGTGGCCTTGATGGTCTTGCCAATCCGCGAGGAGACCCGCTTCGCCAAGCCCAGGCTCGGCAGCAACGTCAGGATGTTCGACGGCGCCATGTGAATCAGGCCACCGATCCAGTTCAAGGCGATCTGGGTTTTCATCAACTGCGAGGCGACCATGGTCACTACGCGTTTGCAGGGGTGAGCCGGTGACAAGCAACGCATGGGTTCGCGGGCATACGGCGTACGCGACGTGCGGTACTGGCCGGGCTCGGCGGCGCCGGTATCACGCGGGATGCGCATGTATTCGTCGGCCCATACATCGATCCAGACATCCGGGTCGGGACGCAGCCCACGGAAATACGCCTCGCGGTACACCTCTGCACCGTCAGGAATTTCCGTGGGCATAGGCTCAACTCGTGTTCAGGGCGTGTTCAAGGTCCGCCGAGGACAGGCGCTCCGCGTCCTCCAGCGTGCGGCGCAAGGCCGCCGTCAGGTGCTTTTCGATTTCCCAGGGGTCGGTCATGACCGCCAGCTCCGGCGCCAGCTGTGGCGGCATGCCAAACAGCTGATCGCGCAGTAGGCGGCCAGCGTTGTAGGCGCCCAATTTCACAGCGGGCAATGCGACCAGCGACCCCTTGGCTTTGTGCAGCTCGATTTCCGCGAGCTGGGCCAAGTTGTGCTCACGCAGTGCGCGGGCTTTCTGGAAGTCCGGGAGCTGCCCCGCAGGGGTGTTCGCGGGCGGCGGCGCAGCCGTGCAAGTCGGCTCAACCGAGGTTGAAAGCTGGCCGTACACGTCACGCTGAATCCGGTCCTGCTGATGACGTTCGGCGACGGCGGCCTTGCTCGGGTCGGCAGTGTCGCGAATCAACGCTTCGCTGGCCTGAACATCGACTTGTTTGCCGTCGGCACTGAGCACCAGCCGGTTGTTGTTTTTCAACCAGGTGATGTAACTCGGTGCCCTGCCGATCCGGGCCGCGAAGGCGCTCTTCGACAGGTACTGTGGTTCTGTCATGAGCCCTCCTTTCAACGGCTTTTCAATGCAGACCTTTCAATTTCAACGGGTTGAATTTCAGTAAGCTGGCAACCCTGCCGCTAACGCTTTCCCGCGGGTTTGCGACCCCGTACCCCAGGAAAAACGGCAGGGTCCCCGGCTCTAAAATCATCCCTGCCCGCCACCTGCCGGCGGTGCCTCTGCTAAACCCAGCCGCTTGGCGGCCCAGCGTTCGTAAAGGCCGATGGCGACATCGGCGCCGGCCATCGCGGTGATGCTGCCCAGGCTGCCCGCTGTCCAGAGCGACATGCCGGCGGCGATCATCAACATCATCGCCGACACCCCGCAGACAACGCAGGCACCGGACCGCAGTGCCAGGCGCCTCAACAACGCCCAGCCCCGCGCCCCATCCTTGTCGGCCCGCCACATCTCCCCCGATACGCCGCCGACCAGGGCCAGAAGAATTACTAACCAGATCGGCATTTCTGCCAGTGCTTGCTGCTCGTTCGTCATTGCCCCGCCCCTTAAACGCAAAAACCCGGCGCAAGGGCCGGGTTTGGTGTGTAGTGCCTGCCGCTTTATGCGGTCGCACCTATCGAAGATGAGTACTTTTTACAGGTCGATTCCGGTGGCAGCAAGCCCCTTTTAATGCCACCCGGTGAATGTCTGGTGAACGCCTAGGCAATGTCGGCGAATATCTTTATTTCGGCTTCCAGCGCCTCGGGCGCTGTCCTTCCTGTCCCACTATCTAAGGTCGAAGTAGGACAGCTACAGGCGCCTAGAATCGGGGCCTGCCCCACTGTCCTACTTAATTTTCTCTTCTCTCCCGTAAAGAGAAAAAGCTAAGAGCACGCGTGCGCGCCATGGGCGCGTATGCGCTCCCGCTACGCTCACACATGGGCGGGACGTGCGGGAAGGTTGGACAGTAGGACAGCTCAACAACAGCGCGGCCCGCGCTTGTCCAACTGCATCAAACAGCAGTGGGACAAGGCGAGCCGGTAGGACAGCCACGGACGCAAACGGGGTCAAGCAGCAACTCCCATCAGCAGCCAATAGATGCACAGGTGCGCGTCATGCAGACGCTGGTAGTAGGTGTCGCGCCCGCAGCCGCATTGGGCATACTTCAAGCGCATGTCGCTGTCCTGGTTGCAGTAGTGTTCTTGTACGATTTGCACATGCAGAGGATCGAGGTGCTTGGTCACGATCAGCTCAATATCAAGCGAACCTTCCAAGGGCGCACGAAACGCCCGCCGGCCACGAATCAGCTGTCCATTGCTCTCCATCATCATCGCAACCATGTTCCCACCGGCGAGCCCGCCGGCACTCAGGCCGCAATGCAGCTCCTCGGCCCATTTGCGCAGCCGCGCATCGATCTCCTTAATCATCGAAGCATGGCTCCTCGACCGGCTGAACTTTCAGGTTCGATGCCCTGCCCCAGTCTTGTGGCTTCTTGTAGCCCCAGGGCCGGACGCCGCTCTTAGGCAACGCGGGTAGCCGGACCTTGCGCCAACCCAACCGATGCATGATCGCCCCGACCCGCATCTGTTCAGGTTTGCCCCAATGGCCATAGTCCAGCTTCAAAGCGCCCAGCAGAATGTCGGTGCCGGTCGCCGTCTCGCCAAGCTGGGACTCCTCGAGCCAAGCCAGGATGGGGCCTTCCCACTCATCCACCACAAAGCGCTCTTCCTGCGCCTCGGCGAACAGCGGCGCCTCCTCCCGGTTGACCCACCAGATATCGCCTGACTGATAGCAAAACATCGCCTCGGCCCACAGCTGGTCGCGGATCTCACGCAACTTATCAAGGTCCACCTTGGTACAAGCCACCGGCCAATATCGACGGTTGCCGGTGGCATCCTTCAGGTATTCATCCTGGTTCGTCGTACCCACGAAAACACACTGGCGTGGCACGTCCATCGTTCTGCGGCCGTAGCTCTCGCGGTAGGTGTCCGTCGAGGCCGAAAAGAACTGCTTCGCCTTGGTGGACTCGGCCTTGTTGAAACTGTCCAGCTCACCCAGCTCAACGATCCACTTGCCGCGAATCGCCTGGAACCCGTCCTTGTCGCCTAATGCGAAGGGGGTATCCATAAACCAGGCACCTCCCAGCACCGACATGGCCGTGGATTTACCGGCGCCCTGTGCGCCTTCGAGGATCATCACCGAGTCAGCCTTGCAGCCCGGCTGCATCACCCGGCCGACCGCCGACACCATCCAGCGCTTACCGACCTTGGAGCTGTAATCCGTCGGGGCCACGCCCATGATGTCTGTTAACCAGGTGTCGAGCCGGGGTACCCGATCCCACTCCAGGCCATTGAGATAATCGCGTACCGGGTGAAAGGCATGGTCATGTGCAACAACACTCACAGCCTCAATAACGCTGCTCGCCTTGACCCGCAGGTTGTACTGTTGCGCGAGCCACTTCATAACCAGCATGTCATCTATATCAGCCCAATCGCCGACACCGCCGCCATACGGGGCAGCACGTAGCTTGACGATCTTGGAGCTGAACGCACTGAAGCCAATCACACCGGCCCAACGTTCGTCGTTGCCCAGGATCAGCTCTACGTTTTGCATGTGCGCGATCAACATGCCGTTTTCCGTGCGGGCCAACTGGTCTTTCCAGCCACCCGCTGCAGGTGGCTTGACCACCGCCAGAACCTGGCGGCGCACCGCCTCCAATCCTTCAGCACAGTGCAGGTCGTTGAAGTCAGTCCACTTGTCCTCTCGCTCAACCGAAAAGATAGGGCCAACGACCTGACCACCTACAACCGTTGCCGCGTTGTTGGCTTTCTCTTCACCAGGGTTCCAGGGCTCGCCATTCGGGCGCTTGGTTTTCCAGTCATCATCCCGGCAGATGATTAGTGGACGCCCCGGGAACCGCTCGCGCATTACCTTGGAGACCATCATGAGGTTGCCCGCATCAAAAGCAATGGCGACTGTCAACGAGGTCGCCATGTGCAGGCTTGCACCGGTGGCGTAGCCCTCACACACCAGCACTGGCTCGCCCGGCTCAGGGTGCGGACCAATGAGGTGGAAGGCGCCTTCCTTCGCCATCCCATAGGGCCAGTAAGACTTGTCGCGGCCAGTGTCCTCTTGCTTCTCGGGGAATATCACTTGTAACCCGACGATCTGGTCCCGAGCGTTTTGCATCGGCACCAAAACCGCGCCGGAGCGCGGGGCATAACGAACGCCGAGGCCCACGATCTGCTTTCGATCCAGGTAGGCGCTACGGCCTTTCTCGGGCATCCGCTTGAACAAACCAGCAGCACGGTTAGCCGCTCGACGGGCAGCGTTGGCAGCCTTCTCGGCAGCCTTGCGCTTGGCTTCCTCCTGACGAGCGCGCATGACTTCACGCTCTTCAGGCGTCATCCGGCCGGGTTTCACCTTGATCTTGTGCGTTTCCCCTGTACGCCAGTCGCCGAACGCACCGAAGATCAAGGTTTCGCCCTTCTCGGTGTGGTGCTCGTGTAGAACGTACCATCCGTTTTTCTCTTTGCCCTTATCCAGGGCGGTCTTGCATCGAGTCAGCTTGCCGTAAATCAGCGGCTGCGCAGGCTCCAGACCAAAATCTGCAAATTGATTCAGCACGTCATCGAGCATGACGAGCCTCCCGCATCTCATCGATGGACTGACAGTTCACACACTGCGTACAGCCCTGCTGGGCCAGCCGCCGCGCCTCGGGGATCGGATCGTCACAGCTTTCACAGAACAACAACGAATGCCCAGACAACGCCGGCTTGAACGCACTGCGAGCAGCAAGCGCCTGATCAATGCGCTCCTGCACCAAGTCATTGGCGAAATCAGCAATATCAGCCACGGCCGTCACCCCGCGTTGTGTGGTTGACGTACGTGGCGCGGTTGAACAATCCCAGCAGCCCCTGGATACCTCGAAAAACCTGCAGACGAATTGCGGCCAGCTCGTGGTCGCTAACCACACCATCGCCAATGCTCTTGGCCCAGGTATCGGCCAGATCGGCAACCTGCCGGAAATATTCGGCGAGGCCAATGGTCAGGGTTTCCGGCATGTCAGTGGTGTACACCTCGGACAGCTCATGCCAGATCGTATCGCCGACCAAGGCGTGCACTGCATCCAGAATGCGCCTGTCCTTAGTCAGTTCGAGGATCTCGCCAAACTCTTGGATATTCACCGAGTGGCTTGGGTGCGTGGGGGACAGCTTGTGCTGCAGCGTGGTGGGATTTCGACCGGTGGTGGCGGCGATTGCAGCGGCGCCACCAGGGTAGTCCCGTGCGGCATGGTAAAGCGCTAGATCGAGCGGCAGGACTTCCCGCTGTGCTCGTTCGACGCAACTCAGAGCGATTCGGCTCATGGCATTAATCCTTGAAAGTTGCCAGTGCCGCGCGACATGCAGTGGTGATACATTTGCCGCGTGGCTTGAAAGGGCCCAAACGCCGGCTAGATCTTAGGGATCGACACCGGCACCGTGCCGGGGCGAACAATCCGTTGTTCACCCCTGGCGCAACAGCTGCCCAATCTGTGGTGGAGAAGGCAGCAACACCAAGGCTTCCGAGCCTTGGGAAAGCGCGATAAAGAGAGGTGGTTTGCATGTGGTGTGCCCGCCTACCTTTATCGCGACCCGACAGCGCTGTGGTGGTGCGTGTCGGGAGGAACTGGGCGACCTTAGGGTCGCCTTTTTTCTTGCTACGCAGCGGCTTTTTGTGGAGCAGATGCGTTCAAAAGCCATGACGCTTGGAAGGCATTACCCTTCTGCTTGGCCGCCATAGCCAACAGCTCAGCGTATTTGGTTTCGCCGGTGTAATCCGTCCGGGGCAGACAAGCAGCCTGACGCCATTTATTCAAAGCCTGGTAGCTTCGATTGCATACCTTTGCGGCGGCCCCGATGCCGCCTACGGCTTCGAACGCGAACGCAATCGGGCTCGAAAAATCTGCGGGGTCAAGCATGACAACCTCCACTTATCAACTGTTGGTTGATGTTATAGATCAACTGACTATTGCGCAACCTCTATGAGATGCTCAACTGATGGTTGACAAAAATACTATTCGCGCAGCTTTTAGCGAGCGTCTACATGAAGCCTTGGACGATGCCGGCGTACGCGCGCGTGGCCGTGGAGTAGACATCCAACGCCATCTAAAGGGTTTAGGAGTGGAGAAGACCACTCAAGCAATAAGCAAATGGCTGAATGCAGAAGCAGTCCCCGAGGCAGATAGCATGGCTGCCTTATGCTCTTGGCTGAAGATTCGCCGGGAATGGCTGGAATACGGAGTCGGGGAAAAGGAGCTGACCGGCTCAAGTAATGTGCGTCAATTCACTAGCGCAGATGCGAGCAACGTCGACGAAATTAATCAGCGCTTTGGGAAGGTTCCGTTGATTTCTTGGGTTCAAGCTGGAGCCTGGAGCGAGGCTATTTCCAATCTAGAGTCTTACGAGGCTGACTCTTGGCTTTCGTGCCCTGTCCCGATCAGCCATTATGGCTACGCACTTAAAGTCCTTGGCGATTCGATGACGAATCCTGGTCCTGGCCGGAGCTATCCGGCTGGCTGCATTATTTTTGTCGACCCTGAAGCAGAAACCAAGACTGGTGACCGTGTAATTGCAAGGGTTTCACGTACAAATGAGGCTACTTTTAAAATCCTTGTAGAGGATGCCGGCCGCCAGTTTTTGAGGCCAATCAATCCGCAATATCCAGTCATTGACATCACAGAGGAAACACATATTTGTGGAAAAGTAGTAGGCTCTTTTATACCTGAGTGAACACTTTTTCTGCTTATAGACCCTCATCAAGTATCGATTTAGCCTCTATATATGCATTGCATTTTTTCAAAAAGCTAAGACAAAAAAAGGAATATTTTTCTTTCTCTTTCGTCAGGAGCTCTATTTGATCAACAGCCTCTGAAATTTTTCTAAACCTGCTTACTCGTTTACCTTCCGTTTCTGCCTCTTTGAAATTAGTCAAAGCCTCCTCTAAACTACTGGCAAAGCAATACAAACTGACCAAAATATCTGCTCGTGGACGCCATAGACGAACGGTATTCAAACCACACACTTCGATAGTTTTCAAACCGATAGATGCATCAGTCGACTCCAAGACTTTTAATTGCAACTCATCAAAATAAAAAACCAAGCTTGGGTCATCATCATAAGGATTGATGATCGGCTCTAACCCGGTATCATGAAAAAGCTTAGTGCCATTACACTTTCGACACGACGGCAAAAAATTAGTCCATTCGAAAGTTAGGTCCGGATAAATAGATTTTGGTTTAAAATGTTCAACCTCTACATTCCCACCCTCAGCCGGTACACATTCACAAAAGGCGCATTTACCATATGAGCTTTCAATCAATGCGGCTTTTATATCTTGATGACGGTAGCTGGCCGTTAGGGAGTTTTTTTCAGAAATAGGTATATTCTTGTATGAACCGTACTTATCAATAGCAGCGCGCAACTCGGCCAGCCATCGAACCTTATTAATTCTCAATACTTCAGGCTCATCTTTCCTTGTGAGCTTAATCATTTTGAGTCGCCATCAAAGATGCCAAACGCGCACCCAATACCGTTACTATAGAATCGTTTGGATGACTAACTTTCGACAGCTCGACAATAGCCAGCCTCAACCCGTCAATGGATTTTTTATCTATTTGATCGAGCGCATTCGCCACCAACTCCTCATGGAGTTTATTCTCCAAGCTTTGCACATCCATGACCTCAAGGAGTATTTGATCAGTGCTCCATCCCGCATACGAATTTGATGTGGGCCCCACATTGCAGTTCAGGGGAAATGGTCCTGATGGCATAGCTATGACTTCATTAGCCTTAGCAGAAGCGAGAATATGAGGTGAGTGAGTGGTTACTATGAACTGTAGATTAGGAAACATTGTGTGGAGTGCATCTCGTAGAGTAAGTTGCCATTCCGGATGCAAATGAAGATCCAACTCATCAATCAACACAGACCCTTTTGCATCTTTCACACTCCGACTTCCTACTTCATTTACACTTTCGACCCATTCAAAAATATTAGCAATTATTGAAAGAACCGCTTGATAACCAGAGGAAAGCTCCTCCAGATAACACAACCGCCCATATACAGAAAACACAGGCTCATGATCTCTTCCTATCTCAACAAAAGTAAAACAGCTTTCAAAAGGACCTACCTCCTTTAGATTTTCAAGTAAATGATTCCAATTAAGCCTTTCCTCAACGGCCCATTCCTTGTCGATAATAAAGTATCTATTAACTAACCACTGCTTTATATCTGGACTCCATGATCCATCTAGAGAGTTGGTAGCGTTAGAAATATACCCGCGCCTACTTTGCTCGATGGCCTCCTCTCTAGCCATACCCGCAAGCGCCTTATACTTAATGCTGCGAGAAGCCCCAATAAACAAAGGACAAAACCCGGCCAACGCTCTAGTATGATTTGAGCTATCTAGTGATATCCTATCCGCCTCGGTAGGCGGCACAGCCCATAGCTGTATTCTTGGATTCCTATATGCACCCTTTTGGAAAGCCCCCTGACCAAGGCCTACTCGATACTTATTATCGGCATTGGTGATATTAACCCAAAAAGCGGAATTTTCATCAAAGCGCGACGAGCTATCAACGCCGCTGAAGCAATGAGCAATGCATGTCAGTATTGAAGTTTTACCACATCCATTCGGACCTGCAATGAAATTGAATCCTTTATTAAAAACTATATTGAATTGATCGAACTGACGAACACTGCTTACATGCAAACTTTCTATGTACACATCGTCCATAATGGCCTCAGCTCTATTCGTCGAAAAATCTGTGAGATCTGTTGAGCCGTATGCTCACGTAGACAGGGCTATGAAATCATCCCAAATGATGGCCATTAAACATGATTGATTCAAGCCCGAGCACATTATCAACCAATGGTTGTTGACTAATGTAAACCAATGGTTGATATTGCCTTGACTCTTCCACCACAGAGCGAGGCAAAACCATGCACACCACCGCATCTCTGCACGTCCACCCGGCCGTTGCCGACCCATCACACATTTTTGAAATAAGGCGCCTAGCACGTAGCCACGGCTGCCCCTTTATTCCGTCCAAACCCAAGCCACAGGCCCGCACCGCACCGACCTCTTTCGATCCAAATGACGGAGGCAGGGCGGCATGAGCAAATTCAAGATCGACAACCGCACACTGACTTTGCTCAGCGCCCAGGTGAACCTCAGCGGGACTTTCAACCACACCTTACGGTCAACGCCTCGACGCGATGTGCTGGCGTTTCGGTTGAAGGTTGAACGTAACAGGGCGGATAGCACCTTCACCATTGAGCTGGGATCAGCGCGCCACTCGCTAACCTTGCCCAACACCAAAAAAACACACCTGACGTTGGCAGATTTCATTGAGGAGATCCTTAACGGCCCTTTTGACCAAACTGGCGAACCCCACTCGGTACGCCATGCTGAACGCGAGTACGGCGCTTTCAGTACACAACAGCGCGAAGAGGTTTACAAACTGGTTTGCACTGGGGGGTTTATCGACCTAGACCTGGGCTTTGAGCTACCGATCCGGCTCGCCGTGCACCGAACACGGACGCGCTCTGGGATCACCGTAGTCATGAGCATCGGCGTCAAAAGCCCACGCACCAAATGCTTCACCGTGTATGGCTCCGATCTGGAGATGCTCGGGAAGGTTTGCGAATCCATCAACCACTTAGCTGTGCTGGCGACTCCCGCCGCACACGCGGCTTAAGGGGACTAGACATGGAGCGCAATCTCGAAAAGACCGCCAAGCACTTAGGCCTGACCCGCCCCGCCCTGATCAAGCTCATGCGTGAGAAGGGTCTGCTCACCGACCGCAACCTGCCGGCGTTCCCCGTCCGCGACCGTGAATACCTTCGGGTCAAGGACAGCAACTGGTATCACGACACGCTGGGCATGCAGTACAGCCAATCGACACGCGTCCGGCAGGCCGGCATCCCCTGGCTAGCAGAGCAACTGGGCCTCGACCTTCCTGCCATCCCGGCAGACAACCGTGACGTGGCCTAGGGAATACGCGCGCCAGATCATCGCCCTACGCACCCGACAGGAGCGCAACGCCGCGCTCCTTGAGGTGCCGGAGCATCTGCGCGAGCTGACCAAACGCCATTGCCTGAATGCCTGGAATCACCCGGCCCGAAACAAACGCATGGAGCCAAAGCCTCATGACTAGCCAGCCTCAAAACCCGCTGCGCCTGATGCCTGCACCGGAGACGGCCACCGTCGAGCTGCTGTATCGCACCTTCGGCGACGTGCTTATCCCCCTCGAAAAGCTACGCGTGCAGTACTTCCGCAACCTCAACGAGCAGTCGTTTGCAGCCGAAATCACCAGCGGCCGCATTCAACTGCCCGTGACCACACTGGACAGCAGCCGCAAGGCACCGAAGTACGCGCACATCCGCCACGTCGCGGCACTGATCGACATCCAGGCCTACAAGGCCGACGAAGTCCACGCGAAGGTCCAGGCCGACGCAACTGAAGAAACCCAACCGTAACGGCTGCCACCACCAGCCACCCAAAACCACCAGGAGCACACCACATGACTGCAATTCAAATCTGCGCATTGATCGGCCTGATCATCGGCGCGGCCTTCATCTACTGGACCGGCTACCGAGGCGGGCTCATTGACGGCCGTGTCGAAGGCATCGAAGAGGGCACGAACGACGAATGCGCCGCCAACGCGAAAACCATTCGAGAGCTGGAGGCATCCCTCCAATTCATCCGCGCCGATCACAAGCACCTCGCAGCCCATGCGAAGCGGCTGAGAGAAAGCCAAGCCTTCGGCCCTCAAGAGCGCCAAACGCTTATGCAGATCGCCGAAAAACTGAGGCTGGCCTCTGACACCTTCCGCGCAATGAGTTCGAAGGCCCAGGCACAGCAGGCGCTCGACCTGCGCGAAAAAGCGCTGGGCATGGCCGCTCTGCTGGATCAGGCCAAAGTGGAGGATGCAGCATGAGCCGTCATCGCCCGCTGCTACGCCTCTCACCTCAAGATGCCGGCGTGCTGCACCAGCAACACGCCAAAGCCACTGCCGAACTGCGCGAAGTGACTCGATTCCGCAAAGAGTTCGACCGGCAACTGTCGCTGCTGATCGGCTACGACGCCCTGCGCAAGTTGCACAAGGACACCCAGAACGCCCTGCTACTCGCCGACTTGGTCAAGGAGGCAGCATGAACTGGATCCTCACGCATACCGGCAAACGCTTTGACCTGTTCGAGCCGGATGCCGACATGATCGATCCGCGGGACATCGCTCACTCGCTGGCTCACCTGTGCCGCTTCAACGGCCACACCCGCGAGTTCTACAGCGTGGCCCAGCATAGTTGCTTGGTAGCGGATCTGGTGCCGGCCGAGCACAAGCTCGCCGCCTTGCTCCACGACGCCACCGAAGCCTACATCGGCGACATGGTGCGGCCGCTCAAACAGTGGATGCACGCCTACCAGGACGTTGAGACTTGGATCTGGGATCGCATTTGCACCCGCTTCAGCCTCGATCAGGACCTGCCGGAATCCGTCACCCAAGCCGACCTGATCGCCCTGGCCACCGAACGCCGCGACCTGATGCCATCCGACCCGGCCATCTGGGATTGCCTTGTCGGCATCGAACCCGCGCCCGAACGTATCCGGCCGTGGTCACCCACCGAAGCCCAGCTCACCTACCACCAGCGCCTGATGGACCAACTCGCTATTGAACACCGGAGGAAAGCGGCATGAAGCAGGAACAGAACAACACCCAACTCCAGGCCGCTTTGCTCCGCAGCGCTTGCAGGGTCGACGCGCCTGTAAAAAACAGTCTCTGCTGCGCAGCAGCAGGCATTACTGCTCTTCCCAGAAGCACCGCCGAGGCGCTTATACCCCACGAAAAGCTGCGCGGGGCAGCGCACACTGAAGCAACGCTAATCGCTCAAGATCGCCCGCTCGCGCAGCCTGTCGTGGGGTATAAGCATGGAGGCTGGGTATGACCGCCTTTTCCCAAACCCCAATAAGCACTGCCGTCATCACCCAATTTGGCCTCGACCTCACAGGCAAGATCCGCGTCGATCTGTTTGCCGGTGGTGGCGGCGCAACCATGGGCCAGGAAATGGCTACTGGCAAAGCCGTCGATATCGCGATCAACCACAACCCCAAAGCCATCAGCATGCACAAGCGCAACCACCCAAGCGCAGAGCATTACATCTCGGACGTCTATGAGGTGTGCCCCCGAAAGGCGACACGAGGCCGCCCCGTCGCACACCTACACGCAAGCCCCGAATGTACCCATCACAGCCTAGCCGCCGGAGGTCAACCACGTAGCAGTGCCAGCCGCTCTCTGTCGTGGGTCACCGTCAAGTGGGCCGGGCAGGTCAGACCCGATCTCATCACTATGGAAAACGTCTGGCAGATCCTGCAATGGGGCCCCTTAATTGCTAAGCGATGCAAGACCACCGGACGAGTGATTCGCCGCGATGGGAGCGTGGCCGCTCCAGGCGAGCGCGTTCCTGTTCTTGATCAATACCTGGTGCCTGATCCGAAACGCAAGGGCAAGACCTGGCGTCGCTTCCTGCAGTTCCTCAAGAACATGGGTTATGACATTCTGCATGGAAAGCTCAAAGCCTGTGATTTTGGCGCCGCTACCACACGTGAACGCCTTTACATGGTCGCTCGATGCGATGGCAAACCCCTGTATTGGCCGGAACCGACCCACTTCAAGACACCCGCAAAGGGCCAAAAGGCTTGGCGTAACGCAGCCAGTTGCATCGACTGGTCGATCCCCTGCCCGAGCATCTTCCTGACGAAAGAAGAAGGCCGTGCCGCTGGCGTACGCCGGCCATTGGCAGGCAAGACCATGGAGCGAGTGCGCAAAGGTGCCCGCCGCTATGTGGTCGATCATGCCGATCCGTTCTTCGTAAGCGTCAACCATTCAGGCAACGACATTGCGCGATGCCAGTCCGTGCAAGATCCAACCAAGACCATCACCGGCGCGAATGGCTTCGCCCTGGTGACGCCACAAGTCGCGCCTTTCCTAACAGAGCACGCCAATGCAACATCCCAGCGCACCATGCCTGCTTATGCGCCGCTGGGGACCATCTGCGCACAGGTCAAGGGCGGGCACTTTGCACTCGCCGTGGCCTACATCGCACAACACAACGGTGGCTTCAACGAAACGCTGGGGCGGCCCCCAGACCAACCTCTGACAGCGATAACCACGACGGGCAGCCAACAGCAGTTGGTGACCGCCAACCTGCTGACCCTGCGCAAGAACTGTGTGGGCAGCGCGATGGATGAGCCGATCTCAACTATCTGTGCCGGCGCAGAACATCACGCGCTGCTCGAGTACACACTCGCACCAGACGTGGAGGAAGGCGCTCTGCGCGTAGCTGCTTTCCTGATGGGGTACTACGGCACCGACAATATCTATGACTTGCGCGACCCGGCCGCTACGATCACCACACGGGACCGGCTGGCTCTGGTCACCGTAGTGATCAAGGGCACGCCTTACGTCATCATCGATATCGGCATGCGCATGCTGACGCCCCGGGAGCTTTACCGAGCCCAGGGCTTCCCGGATAACTACGTTATCGACCATGGCCACGATGGCAGGAAGTTCAGCAAGAAAGATCAGGTACTGATGGTGGGGAACTCAGTCTCTCCTTGGCCGATGATGGCCCTGCTAAAAGCAAACTTGATCCAGGATGAAAACGCGATGATGGAGGCGGCATGAATACTCTCTTCCTTTTGATGGCTCAGTACGACGGACAAGCAGTCATTCCCCTTGATCGCGTCTGTACTGACTATATGAACCTGACCGTAGAAAAATTCAAAAGTAAAAGACTCAGTGGAGAAATCGATATCCCCGTTGTGAGGCTTGGAGCTAATAGTCAAAAAGCGGCATTAGGCATCCATCTTCGTGACTTGGCAGAATATATTGACAAGCAACGCGAGAAAGCAACAAAGGAACAAAACCAGCTAATGGGCCGTGCTGCTTAATGTAAAAAAGGGGCGTCAGCCCCTATTTTGCTTCGAAGAACATCCAAAGCTAGTTACGTTCTGCGCATTATGAAATAAAAAGTCACTGTATTTCTTGTCAAGCGAATAAGTCTTAGCCAACGAATAGATTTCATGATATTTAGACCTTGCAGTATTGTAACGTTTAAGATCATCAGCCGTCCCACAATGCGGGTTCGAATTCAAATTCACTCCTAGAGCAGAAAATTCAGACATCAACAACTGCAGCTTTGTCTCAGCGTCTTTACGCGCTTGAGCCTCACTCAAAGCACCTTGCTGAATTTGTAGCAGTGCCAAAGATTTTGCATTCGCGCTTTTCTCTGACTTTACCTCAGATACAGCTTTGGCAATTTCATCCTCAGCTTTTTGCACGTTGTACTCACGCTTCTGCAACTCAATTTCACGATTACTTTGAGCTTCTATGGCCGAGGCTTTTTCCTCTAAGAATCTTATTTTTTTGGCATTCAAATCCTCATAACTATTCCAGAGAAATCCAAGCCCACTGGCATACATCACCAACAGGACAATCACCACTACAAAGTGCTGTTTAACAACGCCCATCATTCCTTTGAAACTCATATTGAAGCTCGCCCGCCATTAAGTTTGACCGTACAAATTTTCTAGCCATTTCCACGAGATATATCGATCCCCGCGCCCTCTTAAGTGAGTATACCGTCGCAACGAATTCCAATCACGATGACCTGAAACGCTCGATACCCTTGGAATATCCCAGTCCATCTCAAACAACCGACTCACCCCTTCATGCCGGAGGTCATGAAAATGAAGGTCTTCTATCCCCAGCAACGGGCAAGCCCTGGTGAAAGAGGCTGATACCGATTTACCGTTGAAGGGGAAAATCTCTTGCTCCACTTTTGGCATTGAATTCAGGATCGCCCATGCCTCATCGGGCAAGTGGCACCAGACGTCATTACCTAGCTTCTGACCAGGATTCTTCATGTCTCGAACCAGAACAGCCTGCCTGGATTCGTCGAGATCCTCCCAGCGTATCCGCGTGATTTCCTCCTGCCGGCGTGTCGAAAAGAGTGCGAATGCGATGATTTTCGGCATAGGAATCGAGTTATTACCCCGAGTCTGCATGTCGAAGAAATGCTTCATCAGCTTGTCCAACTCATCAAGAGTAGGCCGGCGATTACGCTCCTTGCTCTTGGTGACCATTCCGAGCTTACGCAGCACCTTTCGAGCGTCAGTCATGGCAAGCGGATCTATCTCATACCCCCACGCCGGCCTAGCGACCGAGAGGACCGCTCCAAGGTGCGATAGATCATTGCCGACCGTCTGCGCCTGGACACCGCCTCCCTCTTTGCTCATCCGCCATTGAGCAAACTCCACCAGCTTCTGGCTATTCAGCGCTGAATCATCGACCTCGCCCAGCCACGTCTCCTTGATCGCCGTCAGGGTTGCTCGCTTAGTCTTCCCCAGCGGCCGGATCTTCTCGTACTCGTCTAGGTACTGGTCGATCATTTTTTTGATCGTCACCCCCTTCCGGTTCGCACGTTCGATAGCACCAGGCGCGGCCAGCTCCGTCTCCCGTCGCTTGATCCATGCCTGAGCCACCTGCTTCCGGTCGAAGGTTTGGCTTTCCTGATAAACTGTCTTCCCGTCCCGATTAATCCGTATCTGCGCCGTGTAGGCCGTCGAATTGTCCTTGCGCTTGCGTGATGTGATCGTGCCCAT